CACGGCGTTCAGTGCCCGAGAGAGATCTGCCTGCTGCAGCTGGATTTTCACCGCGGGGCCTTTCGCTGAGTCTGTGGGGCGGGCTTGGCTCGAGGGCGCTCAGGGGAGAGTCGTCGAGAAGCCGGGACCCCTTTGAATCTGGGTGGCCCTATCTTAACACACGCCCAGAAGAGCCACAAGCCCACTCGTGGCTCTTCTTCTCCTGGAGGTTTAGAGAATAGAGAAATCAGTACAGTCCCGGTACGCCCCCAGGGTACCCCCTCCCCCCCTCCCCGGCCGCTTGTGGGGGAGTCCTCCCCATCCATTTCTCGATCAATCTCGACAGAAAAGGCCCCCGTGGAATACACCACAGGGGCATGCTTCTTGCTACCGTGCCGAGTGGTGTCCTTCCCACCACCGTGAACCGAGCATCACGCGGAACTCCTCATGTTGCAGGATCGCACGTCCAGCACGAAGCGCCTCGCGCAGCGAGCCAAGCTCCATGATGCCCACCAACGCAGGCAGCTCGCTCCTCCACAATTGGAACTCGCGCCCACTTCCCCCCTTCTCGATCCATGCCAGTGCTGGAACGCCTGGCTCGTATTGCTCATATGCCCTCCCATTCGAAGAGCACCTCTAATTCCGTCTCAGCATCGTACCATCTCATGTCCTCCACGTCCACACTCCACCAGTCCTCACCGCGATCCCATCCGTTGAAAATCATGCGCAGCCAGCCCTCGTTGTGAGCGCGTAGTTCCATGCGCATACTGGTGTTCGCGCGGTCAAGCATTCTGTAGATCTTCTTGGCCTGTGCTTCTAGCATATCGTTCTCCCTTCGAACTCATCCAGCGCAGCGTCGAAGCTGCCATGGAAATGCTCCCCATGTATGCCGTCGATCGTTTCGACGTGCGTTGCCCACCGGTTGCCCACCTTGGACAGCAGCACGCAGCCGCCATCATGCCACGGGCCGCGCATGATTATGACTCTCATTTCAACTCCTTGATGGTGCGTGCAATCGCATGGATGTAGTCGAGCCCTTCACGCTCGTCCTTCTCGTTGATCAGAGCGGGAATCCTATAGGCCAGTTCCCAGTCCCGAACCTCTTGCGCGTGCAGCCGTTCAAGTGTTCGGACAGTATGTGCTTCGAAGCGTGTCATTGATCTACTCCCTTCTGTGTTGAATCGTCCCTCTACCCTTCATCCGATGCGCGTGCCGCGCTCATGCCAGGCGATGTCGCCGTCCAGGACCCGCGCTCACCCCAGGCGATGTCGACGTCTCGCCATTCGCCCGGGTAGGCCGGCTCTTCGGGGAGCCGGATCCCGTAATGCTGCTCGTCACCGTGCCCGATCAGGACGAGGACCAGGCCAGCGGGCGGAGCCACCAGCGTGATCTCATAGAGCGGGACGCCGAGCCACCTCGACATGGGTCGGACCTGGTTGCCGGCGCGGACGAGTACCTCGCGTGCGGGGATGGTGAGCCGGAGGCAAAAGTATCTGGTCGGTGCTGCTGATTTCATTGTCGTTCCTGCTTTCGCATATTGACTTGGGCGCGACGAGACAGGATGCCTCGTCGCGTCCCTCAGCCAAGCCGACTAGCTCATCGGGCGTCGTGCAGGCAGGACGCGCAGTCGTATTTGCCGATGTAGTCCTCTCGGCTCCCACACGAGCAGCCAGTGCGCGGGTGGGCGCGCTTCCACGACTCTTTGCTGTAGGAGGAGGAGCCCCCGGACGCGCGGGGAGCGCTCTTGGGGGCTCCAGCGACGAGCGCCTGCGCCTCGGCCGCTTTCGCGGCGGGGACGCGCCAGCCCTTGTTGGCGGCGTCCCAGCGGGCGCCGAGAGCCTTGAGCTCGTCCTTGACTGGGTAGGTGTTGCCGGTGACTAGAAAGTTGGGATTGGGGTACATAATAGGATTCCTCTCGGAGCTCGGGATTGTAGTTGAATCGTCCCTCTACCCTTATGTAGCGAGTAGCGTGCCATCCACTATGAGGAACTATACGCCATTGGCGTACACAACAACGACATCAATTTTCGCATTTTGCAATGCTGATCGGGCATTTTGCAAACCGAATTTCGATGATTCTCCCGTAAGTTCAATTATCGTGCCAAAATGAAATGCCGAATTTGACCGCCATTCGGCAGTAAGAATCGTGCCAACTCGAAATCCGTTTTCCCGAATAGGTGTTGTAAACACCATTCGGTGAATAGGGGACGTTGGGTATAACGTTGGGTATAACGTTGGGTATAACGGTCGTTACACCGCCCAGGGCGTCTCATTGTCGGGAATTCGGGCCAGTGCCGTGCCAAGGTCCACCAGCTTTTGAGCCTCACCGGTGAACGCATTCTGAATCACGTCCCAGTCACGCCAGTGGTCAAGATCACATTCTGACACATGAGAATCCACCGCTGTGTTCCGATCGAAGTCGGGCCGGCAGACCTTCACGAGCGTGACGAGATTGCCAGTTTTCTCCGCCCACTGCCGGAGCTGTATCGCCTCGATCCGGAATCGAAGATCTGTGACCACGATTCGATCGTCCACGAACTTTTGGATGGTCAGATTTACATAGTGGTTCGCGTCGAAGTGGCGGCGCGCGTCACCGATCGCCAAGAGGATGGGGCGAAGGATCTCCTTGTCCCGCTCGATCTGCGTGAAACCGAGCGCGAGCAACTCGTCATAGAGCTGCTGCGCGAACCTCAATTTCGTGTATCCCTGCTCAGCAACAACATCGCCCGTGGTGTCCTTCCCACTCCGCCGCTTGCCGTGGATTGCGATGACGTGCTTCATAGCCACCTCTGCAATGCGATCGACACCGAAGTATAGTCCGGGTGCGCGTTCCCGAACTTCCGTCCGGTGGCATGGTCCGCCAGTCGCACCGCTGCCCAGTACACGAGCTGTCGAGGAAGCAGCCGAGCCAGTACGCGCCAGAATATCATCGTTCCTCCATAAACATTCGGCGGAGGACAGAACTTGCGTCGATAATCTCGCCGCAGATGTCACCGCTCTTGTTTTCCAGGATGGCCCGCGCGATCTCGCCAACCTCTTCCATCAGCACGATCAGCAGCATCGCCACGCTCCGATCGCCCCACTTCTCATGGTTCGATTCGCACTGCTCGATCGTGAGGCCGTCGAACTCGATGCCGCGTTCCGCAGCGGGATCACCGCAACTGGCACAGAAAGGATCGTCACACATGCAACTCATGTCTCCTCCAGATGGCCTTCGTCCCATCCCCACTTCACGCCGCCCGTGACTGTGATGCCCCGCGCGGCTAGGAACCCCACGATATAAGCAGCCCGCTTCACCACTTCGAGTTTATCCCATGTCGGACGGCCTCCCACGAACGCTGCGATATCGACCGCCTCACCATAGCCGGTGCCGTCACGGTCCTGATGGCTGGACAATAGGATGATCCCGTCACGAAACGTCACGACCAAGTCTGCATCCACGATCTTACCGGCCTCGTCTCGACCCTGGAACCACAGATCCTGCTGCTCTTCTCGGGTACGAAGCCCGCTGATTACACTGAAGTCTAGCCAATCAGGCGCTGCCTCCAATGCATCAAGGATCGCTCCTCCCATGTACGGTCCGATCGTCTTGAGTACCGACCGTGTCTGCTTTCCTGCCTTCGCCATGCTACCACTCCCTTAGAATTCTGTCAATCAGCCCCAACTCCAGGGCTTGATCGGCCGTTAAGTACGTTTCGTCAATCAGCATCTTGCGCAGCTTCGCGCGCGGATACTTGGGCTGTTTCTCGCGGATTCGCCGCAGGTAGGTATCCTCCATCAACGCCATCAACCGCTCGTTCTCCTTCGCCACGGCGCGCGCAACGTGGGCATTCTCCTCATACCCCCAGCTACCATAGTGCAGCATCATGCAGCAGTGCTGTGACATCACACGATCGTCCGCCGCTTGCGGAATCCATGAGCCCATCGACATCGCCATGCCATAGAGGGTGATGGTGACAAGAGCGTGGCTGCTGGCGATCGCATCGTAGATGCTGAGCCCGCAGTACTCGTCACCGCCCCCGCTGTTCATGATGATGTTGATGGGCTCACTGCTCACCAGCAGCACGTGCATTGCTTTGAGGAAGAACTCCGCCATCTCCTCCTCTACTTCACCGCCAACGAAGATGGTGCGCGTGGGCACGTACAGACTGTAGTCGAAGAATCGGTCAAGATCGTCACGGCGAAGCTGCCCCATAGGATACCGCCCACCTATTGATGTCATCTTGAGAATAGGGCGTGGTCGTGTTCAGGATCGCATCCCGCATCCCGTTATTGGGCGCAATCAACCATTCGCGAGCTTCCTTGCCCACGTCATCGTCACGCATCGCGTCCTGACCTGCTTGAATGAGCACGGCCCGCCCGAGCCGTGCCCAGTCGATCACTTCCCGTGCGGCCCCCGCCGTACCAACTCAGTAGCGGCGGCCCGGGCGAGAGAGGTGTTCTTTGTGCTGTCTCGCACGATCTGCTCAAGGGATGTCGCGCTGATTCGTGTGACATCAACCTTGGCCTTGCCGCTGCGAGCGAGCTGACTGACCTTCCGCGCTGAGCGGTCGATTCCATCCTGTGCCATTTCAAACCTCCATCGAAGGGGATATCTGACACAATACGGACAGGAGGCGCTGCCAGCAATGGCTCCTCCCATTCAGAGGGCCAAGCAGGACGCGGCAACGGAAGGCGTTGGCTCGTCCTGCTTGGCCCTACCATGCTGGCAGGGCACCACGAGAGCGTGCATAGAACTGATCGCAGTGTCGCCCTACCGCAGAACATACACTCTAGTGGCCGCCCGTAGTCAGTCATCGCTTCCCCCTGGAAGTAGCAGATCGGCGAGCATGTTGTAGAGCCGCGTCGCGGTCGGCACGCCAGTCCTCTCCGCGAGATCTCGAAGCGCCCGCTTCTGCGCCACTGTGATGCGAACATTCACCATCACGGTGCGAGCGTCATCCTTCGCAGGTTTCCGCCCGTACTGATCGAAGTGCGACATCAGAACTCCTCGCTTTTCAGCATGTCGTGGATCGTGTTGATCAATTGCTGCGGTGCCTGCGTCCCAGACAACGGACTGTGCCGCAGCTCGATCATCCAGCGATAGTCCAACGGGGCGGCCTGGAGTGCGCCAATGTAGATGCTCTCCGTGTACCGGCCGTTGTCCACCGGATAGACTCGCCAGCAGTGCTCGAACGCTGGATCGTTCCATTCCTGAATGATTGCGTTGATTGCGATCACTATGGAACGGAACTCGTAGTATTTGTCCTCGCCGTCCCACTCCTCGGGTCGTAGGACACGATGCGCGAACATGCTGTGTTCACCGTACATGATGTAGCTGCGAAATGCGGGCCTGCCACGGTAGACCCAACAGCAGGTATCTTGTGCCCACATCCGATCGTTCTGGTACACCACGTTCGCCAGTTCGACCGCCACATCCAGCAGCGTCGCGGGCCGATCGCACTCGGGAACCTGTAGCTCGACCGGCTCCCATTCGGTCTGGCCGACGGGAGCCCCCATCACACCTTTGATCCCCGGTGCAATCGTACTGTTGCAGCCGAGCAGCATGAGCAGCAGGATGCCTCTAATCATGGTAGAACTCCTTCGGAATGCCGTGGATGGTGTAGAACTCCACGAGCCCGTTGCTGATCGTGCCATGGTACCGGAAGAATTCCAACGTGGCAATTTCTCCCTGGCGACGGCCCAGGCCAACTCCCAGCTTTGGATTGTTGCGCGTCGCCACGTTCGCCTTGGTGACGTGACATAGCCACGTTAGCAGTCGCTGTCTCATCTCATCTCCTAGGGCAGCGGCAGCTCTACTTACCCCGTACCAGCAGAGCCCGAGGCCGGAATGGCACCGCTGCCCAGTTATGTGCCGATGCCCATTTGTTCGAGCTTCGAGTTCATCTCGAACTGCTCACGAATTGAGAGCTTGTCCCATTCCGCATCGCGAGCATTCTGGCAGTTGTTCATGTAGGCAGCCAGGTAGCGCGCTTCGGTCGCACTGAAGTAGAACGCCCCGAGACGATACTCCTCGAACGCTTCCCACGCCAATGGCACGCACTCCTTCACGATCTCCGCGATCGCGTTCGCATACCACCGAATCTCCAACTGAGCGTGGCTGTCCATGCGCAGCGACAGGAAGTGGAACAGGTTGTGCAGGTCGATCTTCCAGTAGGCTTCGATGTAGGTCGAGAGCGGCAGATCCTTGCGGGCCTGCTCGCGGGCGACGCCAGCCATGAGGCGGTCTTGGTAGACCGCGTTCGCATGATCGTGCAGGTGCCTCTCTTTGTCGGTGAGCTGATTGCCCACCGGGACCGGCAGCATGCCGTTGCTGCCCTGCTTGTTGCCCACCGACTGCGCTCGCCACTCCCTGGGCGAAGTGCTCTGCTTGTCGTCGATCGCTTCCGAGTAGCGTGTCGAGTATTCGTTCACGGACGCGGTGCGATGCCGAATCCACTGGCGCCAGCAGTCCATGGGCACGCGCACGTGGAACTTGAATTCGACCATCTCGAACGGCGTCGTGTGGCGGTGCCGCATCAGGTAGCGGATCAGACCGCGATCCTCGCTGATCGACTTCGTCCCCTTGCCGTAGGAGACGCGAGCGGCCTGCACGATCGCGGCATCATCGCCCATCACGTCGATTAGTCGAACGTGGCCCTTGTCGAGCACGCGCCGCGTGGCCTTTCTTGTGTCCTCAGTCACTACTGTCCCCCAGCCTCACGACGAAGTGTCCGTTGTCGAACTTCACTTCCGTCACCTTAGCGATCTTTGCCGTGGTGCGCTTGTCCAGATACTCCTGCACCGCTTCTGCCATCGCAGCAGGGCACAAGAGGAGTTGATTGTTTCCGGGTATCATACCATCCTCCAAAGGTTGTCCAGCTCATGTTGTCCTCCGTAGATCTGCCAACCACACTATCTCTCCATACTCACTCATCAAACAGCAATTCTCTACCAGCCTGAGCAGATCTTCACGGCCGACCTTACCGCCCCCCATCCCCCATGTGATGAATGGCGCCTGGCTTTCGTCCAGGTTAAAGAACATTCGGGCGACCGTCAAGCCTCGGCCTCTGGCCACTGTTAGTGTGCCCGCCTTGGCCCCTGCCTCCCAGATGTGAATGAGATCGTGTTCTGGTCCCTCATCGACCCGCACTGCGGAGACCGGAGGTTTGGTGCAGTAGTAACTCGTGCTCATAATCGGACCTTCCTTTGAAGTCGGGCTAATCTCCCTCCAGGAGTTTGGCCCAGCGGCGGCAATCCAAGTACAGGTTTATGAGATCGGGAATCGGTTGCTCTGGATCCGTAGCCTTCGCCATCTCCGCCGCAACCTTCGCGAATCGCGCCTCGCGGGTCCCCAGTGCGTCGGCAGCCTTTCCAACGGTGCTCCTGGCTGCAATCTCAGCCTCTGCATAATCGAGCAGCGCCGAGATCGCACGCTCGTACATCGCGGCGCGGCCGACCGATGCGCGCGCCCCCACTGTCGCTGTGGGTTGGATGATCGCCGAGGGGTGGACAGTCGCACTATCCGCTACCCGTCCTTCAGCACTGCCGTTTGGATTCTTGTGCCGGTGGCTAGGGATCGCGCCACCACCGAAGTCGTGGGTCGATTCGCCTGCTAGTAACGCGAGCGCCTGCTCGGCGCCGTCACCAACGCACGTGGCGCCGCAGGACGAACACAATCCATCATGGTCCCAGTCAACGTCTGGGCCGCACTGCGGACACCAAGTTCCCGTCCACTGGTCGTTGCCCATCATTTGCCTCCTGGACCGGTGCCGAGGATGCCATATTCTCCGTCGCAATCACCATAGGTGATCTTCAGCTCAGCGCCGCAGCACGGGCAATGCAGCTCGACAATTAGCTCTCCTGGTCCCGGTCCCCCGATCCACGTCTCAGCAGCATCGTAAAGTGCCTGCTCAGTCGCATGGACATCCAGATCCAGATCGGAGCGCCAAGCAGCCCACGCGCTCACGGTTAGCCGCAGAGCGTGTAATTCGTCGCACGCGGTTTGAAGGAGCGCGGCCGGACCCATCGCAGCGAGAAGGTGCCCGCTCGGTACCATGTCGCAGAGCCTGTCCTTCATGTCGTTACCTCCTCCGGCGGGTCCGGGTACACCACGCGGACGATCTCTGCGCACTGGCGCAGTATCGCGCCTCTTCTGGCGGCGCCGGCGGCGTAGGCGGCGGTGGCGTAGGCGCCGGCGGTGGTGGCGGTGTAGGCGGCGGCCATGGCGGCGGCGGCGGCGTAGGTGGCGGTGGCGGCACGCTGCAACTCCTCTATACTGACCTCCTCCCCCGCGCCAAAGCGCAGCGTCAGCGCCACGGCATTATGCACGGCTGCATCGTCCGTATACGGCAGCACCAACGCGGCACATCGCCCAGCCGCCAGAGCCAACGGACGCCGAGATGCGGACATCGGCTGGCCGGCAAGGCGGCCGGCCAGCCACAGCATGTGGTCCCCGCGCTCGCAGGCTTGCCAGGCCGCCCCTAGGTCGGGGTATTGAGTTGCCCACTCGACGGCCTCGTGACATGCACCGAGATCCGTCAGATATGATATGTGATTCATGGTGTCTCCTCTGTCACACGCGGCTTCACCTGTGAAAGACGGTAGGCGCTCTCGAGGTTCATCCAAACAGTCGGGCCGGTATCGAAGGCCTCTCCGAGTGCCCGCGCCGTTGCCGGCGTAATGGCACGTCTCCCGGTGATGATCTCATTCACAAGGCGGAGAGAGGTGCCGAGCACCTCCGCCAGGACTTCCTGAGTCCAGCTCCTCGCGGATGAAGTCGCCGGGCGGGAAGACCTCCACAGGTCTCTGCTGGCTCTCCCACTGACGCTCGCGTTCGATCTGTGCCATCGCAGCGTCCGCGCTCATGAAACGGGCCAGCTTCACGATGCGCCGCACCTCGTTGGGTGAGTACATCACTTGACCTCCCAGGTCAGGATAGTGTGATTCTTGCGGTTCCCCTTGGCCGCTTCGGCATCTTCCTCACGGAGATGCACGGACATGATCTCGCCCCTCGGACCATGCACGATATACACAGCCCTGAGTTGAGTCTCGATCAGATTCATGCAGGTCACGAGCCAGCGAAGGGCATCTGCCCGGTCATCGCCGGTCTGTTCGACCTGAACAGCCGCGCAGGTCTGCACGATCTTTCTGGCCGCATCAGAACGGGACATCGTCATCCTTCGGTGCAGGAGCATCGGGAGACTTCGGGCTCAGGAACTCCACCGACTGGGCGACGATCTCGGTCGTGAACACTCGGACCCCGTCCTTCTCGTACTCACCGTACTCGATTCGCCCCTCGACCAGCAGCTTTGAGCCCTTGTGGACATACTGCGCCACGACCTCGGCCTGACGGCCCCAGAACTTGATGCGGTGCCAGCTAGTCTTCTCCTGAAGCACTCCATCCTTCTTCCACTTCTCGTTCGTCGCGAGTGAGATGCGGGCGTACGCCGTGCCGTTCGTAGTTGTGCCAGCGTCGGGGTCCATCCCCGCGTTGCCGACCAAGATTACCTTGTTCATCCCTCGAACTCCTTCATGTTGTGCATCGACAACGCACCGACGTACATCTCACGGCACTTCTGCTTCTTCGTGTCGCGTCCCTGCATCACCCAGTAGAACTGGCGGCTGCCGTCCTCGAACCCAGTGCCGACAACCACGTCATGCCCCTCGGCCTTCAATCGACGAAGCTCCGGCACCACATCGTCCAGGCTCTTGAGTCGTTTCATCAGATCCCGCAACGTGCGCGGTGTCTTCATCCATTCAGCGGTGAGTGCCGTTCCGTTCATGTCAAGCTCCAATCCGCTTGGTGGTGTTGATGTTGATGCGCCGACCGTCGAGGCGTCCCTGGTCGCGTGCGCTGTGGTCGCTGCGATAGTGCCTCCCACTGCCCTGAACCAGGCCGAGTTGACGTTCGATACGCTCGACGTGCCTCTCGCGTTCCTTGATCACCGCGAGCGCGTTGTCGACCACGATGAGCGCGGTGCCTGTGCTGGCCTCGCTGTACGCGGTAGTGACCGCAGCCTCGCGGGCTTCCTTCAGACGAGCGCGCAGCGTGTCGACCACGCCGTGCCGCCAGTTGTTGGTCCACGTCCGGCCGTTGCCGCCGTAGGGGCGACCCAGGCTCGTGATCTCGCGAGTGAGAAAGGCGTAGAGGTAGCGCACGCCCTGCGTGTCGCCCTCTTCGCCGATGATCTTCAAGTCCGCGCCACAGCGGTAGATCTTGCAGGAGTTGACGGCGGCAATCGCCATCGCGAGCCGCGCACGCCATGCGGGGAGACGGCCGCTCGAATCCAGCGGGTCTTCCCAGTCCTTGATCAGCTCGGCGCGCTCGTTCAGGTGCAGCGAAGCCTCGCTGATCTGGTGCTTGGTCATTAGCGCCTGGGCTCGTGACGCAGCGTTCGCCGCCTCGCCCTCAGTCGCGCTCGGAGCGTTCGCAAGGTTGAGCAGCTTCTTGATAGTGGCTAGTGTCTTGGAATCGGCCATGGTGTGTCCCTTCTGTGTTGGCATGTGCCTGACTTCAGAGATTATACCATAGATCGGATCAGGATGTCAAGCTCTATTTAGCTCCTCCATCATCTTGCGTGCCGCCTCGATCAGGCGCTGGTTGTTGCGAATCTCGTACTGGAGCTTGCGGGCCTGTTGCACCTTGCGCGCCATGAAGTCTTTCAGCGCCGCTCGCTCACTCTTGTGCACCGGCATCTCCTTGTTGAACCGTCGGCGATAGTGCCAGGCTCGGTAGCTCCCGTCCAGCATGATCTGCTTCGCTGTGACCGTCGCCTCAGCCGAGTCGATGAATAGCTCATTGTTCGAGCCAGCGTAGACTCTGTAGACCTTCATCGCTTCAGCCACGCTCCACCTCCGAGATCAAGTCGTCCAGCTCCATGTACAACTCGGTCTCGTGCAGATCCATCTTCGCGCCTACGCCGTAGTACGCCGGCGAACCGTCGGGCTTCCGCACCCACGGCAGCACCTCGTGTGCGGCGTGGTAGTCGACCTTGTTCAGTCGATCGTGAAGTGTGACCACGCCCCATGCGATCAGGAGCGCGGCCCAAACAGCGACCATGACGTATGTGATGATCATCCCAGCACTTCCTGCAACAGTGCGGCACTCGTCGGCCGCTTGAAGAATCCGAACGCCGCGTCATCGCGACTGGCCTCAAACTTGGCGGTGAACCCCACCCTGGGCTGTATGCGACGGATGATCTGACGCAGACCTTCGTAGTTGTACAGCTCACTTATCGCGCTGCTCAGCCCCTCGGGCATCGTGCCGTACACCTTGTAGGCTCCGCCCCCGACCTCGACTCGCACGATCATCTTGCAGACATCAGTGTCATAATAGCCCGCCACCCACTTGATGCCGACCACGGTGCCTTCGATGCGGCAGCGGCCTTTGAGGACACTGGCAGGGATGGGCATCGGAGGAAACTCGACCCGCACCTGTGCCTCGTCATAGAGCCGTTTCAGGAAGGCGACCTGCTTCGTGGTCAGCGAGCCCCACCGCTCCAGCTTGGCCTTCATGTCCTTCACGATTGGATGGTCGAGCGATAGGTAGACTCGAACCTCGGGGAACATGAGCAGGAACATGATCATCTCTTGGAGACGTGCGTTCCGCTCCTGCTTGCGCTGAGCTGCACGGATCGCCATGTCGCGCAGCCCCTGGTATTTGTGGTCGTCGGCCATGAGGCCATACTTCTCAGCGCACACATGGCCGATCGAGATACGCAGCCCCGTGGGCTCGTGCTCCCATGCCTCACCGTAGCGGAACTGGGTGCCACACACGCAGCACTTGCCGAGTGAAATGTAGTTCTCGACTGGCTTGGCCTCGATGAAGCGCGCACAAACAACGACATTGAATGGAATGTCGCCGGGCTGGTTGCCGCCGAGATCGTAGCTGTCGAAGTAGCGGAATTCGGAAGGGACGATGGTGCTGGGGGAGAAGCGCATGATGCCTCCTGCTGTATTTGGTGCCTCTACCCCATAATCCTAGCACACCTGGTGATAAAGTCAACCTAGAATGGCAAATCTTCCGCACTTTCCTCGATGTCCGGGTTGTCCCACGTCATGGTGGAGCGATGCCCATTGTTCCACATATTTCGAGCAGTGAGGATGTCAGGGAGCACATTCAATCGGATCCTGGCCCCGTCGCGCGAGGTTGTCACGCTTCGCATCGGCCCGAGTTGCTTCCTGATGAAATACGCGAGCTGGGCCGGACTGAGCCGCTGCATGGGCGTGGTGCTGGACATGACGAACTCATTGTAGGACACATGCAGGTCCGGGTTCGCCATTTGTGTGGAGTTCATGCCCCAGGGACGGTCCGGGCCGAACGAGGCTTCTGTCAACACATGCAGCCACCACTCCTCGTGCGGCAGTAACGAATGCTTCTTCTGTGCGTCCAACGCCTTCGTCTGCGGGACATCAAACAGGTTGAACGCGCCCAGGTCGTACGTCATCAAGTAGTACAGCAGATTCTCGTAGCCGCCGCTGGACAGGTCATCAGCGATCGCGGCGAAGTGGGCATTGTTGCGCATGCGCTTGTCGTTCACATCTACGACGAAGAAGCGGCGGTCTTGTGCCTCGACCGGCACGACCCAGTCGCTGTTCGAGGCGAGCATCAGGTGAGCGAAGTTCGGTGCGACCTCGGCATCGCGTCCCTTCGCTTCCACCATCTGAAGCTCCTCCGTGATCAGCGTCTTGAGCGTTGACACATGGCGCTTGTCACCGGCGTAGAATGCCTCATCACCGAACACGAGCAAGGCATCACGGAGATGGTTGTTGAAGTTGCCGATCAGGTGGGAAGCGTTTGAGATGTGCAGGAAGTGGCGACCAAACAGCTTGCCGAAGTGTGTGGCCAGGAAGCTCTTGCCCGTGCCAGGCAGCCCACGCATCACAACGCACGTACCGCCAGGACTGGCAGGCGTCTGCACCAGCGTCGCCATCCAGCTCACGAGATAGTCGGCGTGCTCCTGGTTGCCGTCACAGATCACTTCGAGGATGTGGCCCTGCAGTCCTTGATGCTTGACGCCAGGGATCGCATCATACTGCCATCCCTGCCACAAGTTGTAGCAGTCCGGCGTGTCCATGCCTGGGGCGAACGTGACTCGGTTGTACTGACGGCGTTGTGGGTGCTTCAACCACCAGCTTCCGATAGGCTCAAGTCCAGGCTCACCGTTCGCCTTGAGCACTGCCTCGAACTGGTTCATGTAGCGGTTGCGGAAGTCGGTGAAGCTCTGCGACGTAAGGTTGTGGCGCTTCATCACCGGATCGTACAGATCCTCGACCACGAGACACTTGCCGCCGTAGTTCGTGATCACTGCGTGACGCTCGTTCAAAATGCGCAGGTTGGTGGACGTAGCTTCCATCTTGGCGCGCTCGATCTGTCGCTTCGCGTAGCGGTCCACATCCTTCGCTTCGAGCACGCTCTCGCTGATGCCGAAGTTGGGATCGGTGATCACGCTATAGATGATCTCGTCCGGGCACTTGGCCCGTACCATCTGACAGCACACATCGAACAGCCACGAGCTGCGGCTGTCATCGTCCTTCAGCTCGTCAGGGTGACGGCCTTGAACGATGATGACCTTGACGCGGTCAGCGATCTTCCATTCATCCAGGTCGTCAACACCGGCCAGGCGCGGGATGTTGCCGCTGATGTTAACAGTGAATGCGCCGTGTGATGCTGGCGTGGTGTCTGCCGCTGGTGTGAACTCAGAAAGTGGGTACGAGGTCTTGTCGAAGTAGAGCACGCTCGCTTCGATCGGCACGCGACCCTTCGCCACCTTCTGCGCGCTCGGATAGTTGACCGTGCCCGGCAGCCGCATGATGCGGTCGACGTTGTGGCAGTTGTCGCCGCCATAGATCAGCTCGATCTGCTTGTTGTAGCGCGCAGCCGCTGTGTACGCCGCTTCCTCGCCATTGATAGAGATCGACTCCGACAGTCGCCAGAAGCACTGAAACCCGCCGCCCGAGTAGATGACTGCGGTGGGCTTGGGCACGCCCACCTGCTCGGTCATGACGAGCGCCTTGATTCGATCCAGCTCGACCAGTAGATCGCCCGGGCCAGCGTCGATATCGACATGAAGCCAATGCACGGCCTTGATGTTCTCGCGCTCCGCCTTCTTGTTCTCCGCAGCGATCACCTCGCCCACGGAGAAGTAGATGTTGCGCTTCTTGGCAGCGTTCATCTCTTTGACCCACTCAGCCGCTTCCTTCAACTGCCCTGGGCCAAATGCCTGACTGTCGACACCCTTGCGGTCGGTCGCGATCGCGGTGAGCAGCCATGTGCGCTCCGGGTGAAACTTCTTCAGGAATTGAACTGGGGTCATTCGCGTAGCCTTGCAATGTCTTCTGGTGTGAATACGAACGGTGGCAGCTTAGTCTCGTTCAAATATTGTGCCAAGAACTTGGCATCGAGGCCGTCGCTCCAATAGTCGCCGCGCGTCACGTTCGCTGCTTCGATCAGCTCCTCGCGCGTTGACTTGTTGACTACCATAGCTGCGACCGCCCCATCAAGCAAGATCCACTCACGCCGGCATTGGATCAGCACCCATGACTGACCGCCAGCCATGCGCCTGCGATAGTGCCACACACGCTGCTGTGGTGTAAAGTGTGGAATGGCGACAATCCCGCCACGCGACGGCCAAGAACGCAGCCACTTCAGCTCAATCCAGCCCTCGACATAGTTCACGTCTGGCGTTCCCGGCAGGACTGGATTCTCGACGGCGATCGCGTTCAGGGAGCGAAGATCACGAACAACTCTCTGCCTCATCCTCGATTCACTCATACGACAACCACCTCTATTCCCGCTTCGGCGAACATTCGGCCGGCAACGCCGCTCAAGTCGTAGTGCTCTCCTGCGCCCTTGCCGGCGAACGGCTTGTCCGGCCCGATCACCCGCGTGACTCCGGCCTGGAGCAGTGCCCGAGCACAGCCAGAGCACACCCCTTCCGGGCGCCAGTTCAGATAGGCGACGCAGCCAGCGGTGGAGACACCACGACGTGCCGCATCATAGACGGCGTTGCGCTCCGCATGCTCCATCCATTCGTACTTCACGGGCCTCTCCAGCATGCGACGTGGGGTGTCGACCACATCGCGTGGTATGCCGTTGTAGCCGGTGGCGATAACGGTTCGTGTCGCGGGATTGACCAGAACGCATCCGACGTGCGTCGACGGATCCTTGCTCCATGTCGAGACCAGCTCGGCCATCTCGATGAATCGGCGATGCCACTTCATCGCAGCTCTTTCATCTTGGGCAGGTCGTTCAGCGCAGCCTCGAACGACGCCGGCGAGTGGCAAACCACATGCAGCATCTCCGCGTACCTGCGCCGCTTCTCGTTCACGAACACGATAGGCTTGTCGAGCGCGTGCGCGTAGCCGATCTCGAAGGCGAGATTCGGCCAGCCAGGGTTGTCTACCTCCATGTAGGCGAACACCATGTCGCACTCCCTAATCATTTGCTTGTCCTTCTCCGTGTAGTTGCGGGAGTCGTGTATCTTGTGCTCGCTCGGGTCGAGGAACTCGACATGCTCCAGATGGCGCACCGCGTCCTTGACCGCTTGCTGCCACCTGCTCACGAATCCGCCTGCCAGATAGATCTTCATGGCTTCTCCCCAAGCTCTCCGCTAAGTATGTGAACGACGCCGGTGTGCTGCTAGCCACGCGCTTGCCGGATTGGATCCTCACTCTGCGATCTCCTTCGCTTCGCCCCAGCTCGGACCGATCTCGATGTCGACCTTCGAGGGCACGTTGATCTTGACGCAGGTCCGCATGATGTGAGCGACTGCATTGGCCTGTGAGATGTTCTCAACTCCGGCACAAACCTCGTCATGGACCTGAAGCTGTAGGGGCAGGCCAGCCTCATGGATCCTGATCATCGCCAACTTGGTCTGGTCAGCGGACGACCCCTGAATCAATCGGTTGAGTGCCTTGAACGTCCAGTCATAGCCACCGTTCGCAGCGACCGGGAACCGGCAGCGCCGACCAAGCAGAGTCTTGATGTAGCCGCGCGCCTTGGCCCTGCGCTCACAGTTATAGCTCAGTTTGCGCACGAACGGCACACGCTCATCAAACAGGGCGAACAGCGCCTGGGCGTCTGGGCCAGCCGCCTCGTACGCGCCCCTCGATCCTTGTCGCATCTCCGTCGGCAGTCCGACCGATCTCGCGAGCTTCCCGGATCCCATGCCGTAGCACATACCCAGGAAGATCTGTTTGCACTCCGTACGTCGCTTCTTCCATGTCGGATCGTCTTCAGTGATCCCAGGATAGATCATCTGTGTCATCATCGCGTGGTTGTCGGTATTGGGGTTGTTGCGATAGCGGTCGGCCGCTTCCTTCGCACCAGTCAGTCCGATCAGCTCAGCAAAATGGACCAACATGCGAGGCTCCTGCTGCGAGTAGTCCGCAGACATCCATAGATCAGTACCATGATCTGGTACATAGATTGAGCGCCACAGCTTGGCGAAGTCATCACGAGCCGGCTGGTTCTGCATGTTCGGGTCGGACGAGCTGAGCCTGCCATACTTGGCGCCCGCTCCTTCTCCCGTCTCTCTGGCCCGCCGCATCTGGTTGAACGTGCAGTGGATCCTGCCGTTGACCATATGCTTGTTGATGCTGGCCACGAAGCCGGTGCGCAGCTTGTTCATCTTGCGTGCCATCAGGATGGCATCCGTTGCTGGATGACCGACCTGTTCGAGCAGATCCTTGTCGATCTGCCACTGTCCCGTGGTCGTCCTCTTCATCCTGATGTTGAGCTTGTCCATGATAGGCAGGAGCGCCTTCTTCGCGTTCACATCCCCAACAGCAAGCTGGACACCAGTCAGTTGCTTGATGCGAACGAGCTGTGCCTTCTCCTGCTTGATGGACCACGCAGCGATCTCGTCTAGCTTGTCGGTGTCGATCCGCACTCCATGGCGCCGCATCCCGAGCAGGATTGGCTGGAGAGTGCTCTCCATGTCGTAGATGGTGCGCAGGCCCTGTCGATCAATCTCATCTTCCTGCTTCTGTACCAACGCGCAGATATTGTCTACGTCCCCCTCGGCGTACGCACCGACATAGCGCGCAGGCAGCTTCCACATCTCAGACTTCGGGTTCAGGCCGTACTTCTTCGCGGCCTGACGCAGCAGCGTCTCATCCTTGCCCTTGAAGCCCCAGCGTCGCAGCACCTCATCGAGCCGGTACGAGTCATGTAGCTCGTACAGCACAGGGTCGGCGATCTGAATGTCCCGCACCGCCTTCACCTTGGGGAAGAGGATGCCCTCCTCCGCGAGGTAGTCGAGATCGTACTGGAAGTTGGCCCCAACGATCTCTCCTTCATAGCTGGCGCACATATCCTTCAGGTACCACAGCACGTAGTCGAGCGGCATGTTGTCGCCGCCCAAGTGGCGCATGGGCAAGTAGTAGGCACGATCATCACCGTCGAGCTTGAACGACACACCAGCAATGAAGCCTCCGGTACGAATGCTCGGGCCAGTCGTTTTCAGGTTTGGGTCGCACGTCTCGATGTCGATGCCGATACGCTTCGCTTGATTCCACCGCGTGGGCAGTTCGCTCATCCGTGGCGGCCGCCACTTCGCACCGAGCGGGAAGGGTAGGTGCTGGAGACTCATGACCGAGCTTCGACGAATTGAACCATGGCGCGGCGCCAGTCGGACGACTTGATGCGGCCCGCTAGGTTGAGCGCCTGCTTCTTCTCCTCGCAATTGAGCGCGGCCAACATGGGGATGGCGGTTTGCCGGACGAACGGGCTGGTGTAGCCCACGCCTTGGCCCCGTGTTTCGAGATACATCCGCACGTCGCTCCAGAACGCCTCGTCCACCACGATCGGCGTAGCCTCGCACGACCCAAGCGTGTAGCCATCATAGAAGCGGCGATCGCCCGGCGCGAAGCGTACCTTGGCGATCGTCGCTCGATCCCTGTTCGTGAGGAAGGCCCCGGTCTGGACCAGCGTGAGTGAGCCCATCTTCAGCCCTGATCGCTGGGCGATAAGCTCTTGCAGCATCGACAGTTGCAGGAACATTGGACCGAAACATGCAGCAAGGATATTGGTTTCTGAGGTGCATGCGGTCATCGTAAGTTCTTCCGCCGCAACGGTTTGTACGGACACGACGAGCGTCTCGGTCATCAACTGGAACCCAGAAGGCTCGTCCCACAGATCATCGGCAATCGTGGCTATCGCGGCCTGTGCCTGATAGAGGCTCAGGAGGGCGTCCGTCAGCTCCTGTGCGGGGTTTCGCCAAATTCCAGGCCATGACACCACCCGCTCCTGCGGCCGTTCCACGACGAGCGTGAGGCCCCCTGGTAGGCGCACGGGGCCTTCATGCCCGAACTTGGGGATGGTTTCGTTGCGGAGCGCCATCAGCCCCACCTGAGGGTTCCTGGCGGTGATCACGTCCATCGGTATCTCCTTGCCGGCACGGCATCGCGTGCATAGGTGTCGAACAGTTCCAGGGCCTTCTGGGCATCAGCATGCTGCCAGCCGAAGGCTCCCCCAGCCTCCTCCATCAGACGACCCACAACGCTGGTCGCGGCATCACGACCATACATCGAATCAGGGTTGAGTTCAAGGCTCAGCAGCAGGCTGGTCCCCCTCACGGTGGATCGGCCAGCGTAGATATAGGGCTCTGGCTCGCTCAGCAACAGAGCGATCTCGAACGCGAGCTGTTTGCCAATGCCCCTCACGGTAGCCAGCATGTTCGTGTTGCCTTCCAGGGATAGGCCGAGCTGATACTCGATCGCGCGAGCTTCCGCGCTCTCCATCACGGCACACACCTCACCCAGGTTCATTGGCAGGATGCCCATCGTGACGTTACAGTTGATCAGGCAGGGCGTCGAGCCCAGGGCGTCGAGCACCAAGTGGCTGTCCCATCCGTGCGCCTGTAGGATCGGCTTGATGAGATCGAGCGTCTCCGTCTTCGCGAAGAGCCAGCACGCGATCGTCGCGTAGATGCGCAGCGGTTCGGGCAGGTCGGCGATGTTCTGTTTCCACCAGCGGTACAACTTGCCGTCGGTGCGGCGGATGTTGGGGAACCAGTAGTCACGCAGGCGCGCATTGTCTGTGTGCGGTGCCGGTAGCCCGGCCTCGACTCGTTGTCGAATCTTCTCTCGTTCAATCACGAAGTTCCAGAAGTTGGTCAGCGCGGCAAGGATGAGTCCAGCTCCTCGTCAACTTGGATGACGGAACGCACGAGCCCGAAGACTGGCATGTGGTCCTTGCAGTCTCGTGGCTCGAACTTCGCGTAGCTCTGGCGCTCGGTGAGAGGTGCGAGGTAGCGATAGCAGTCGCCCCGAGAAGGGCACTGTCTGCTCATGCACATCGTGATGTCAGGCATCACAGCCCCACAAACTTCGCGCGCAGCTCGGGGCTCCGTGCGTACGCCCGCTTCAGTCGACGATGGATCGGCCGCCAGCTCAGGGGGCGGTACATGACTTGATGAGTGAGCTTCTCCTTCACCACAGGCTTGCCGTGACGATCCACGCTGTTGTATCGGACCTTCCGCTCGACGTAGCCGAGATCCAGGGGCTGTGCTGCTCTCGCCACTGCCAGCTTGCGCAGTACCTTCGACTTTCGACCGTTCATTACTCCTCCTCGAATGGTGGCCCCGGTAGGGTTCGAACCTACGACCTTCTGGTTCAGAGCCAGACGCTCTTCCGGCTGAGCTACAGGGCTATTGGATGCCTCGGTGGGACTCGAACCCACGACCTTGGGATTAGGAATCCCCTGCTCTCGTTCCACTGAGCTACGAGGCAGTATAACACAAGTGGTAGAAGCGGAGGGACTCGAACCCTCGGTTGCCTTCTTGTAAGGAAGGTGCTGTTGCCGCTGAGCCACGCTTCTATGATTGGCAGGTGTGGAAGGAGTTGAACCCTCGCTTCTGGCTTTGGAGGCCGTCAGGCACCCTGTGCTCACACCTACAAGTGGTGGCGGGGGTGGGAATCGAACCCACACTCGTGCTTGGGCATGAGCCAAGTGCAGCAGCCTGTACTGCGTGCCCCGCTACGAATTCTGGAGCGCCCGCCGAGACTCGAACTCGGACCCGCTGGTTGGAAGCCAGACATGCTGCCATTGACACCACGGGCGCATCCGATTGGTTGGTCCGGCAGGTCTCGACCCTGCGACCTCCGGGGCTTCACTCCGGCGCTCTTACCAACTGAGCTACAGACCATCAAACTTGGTGGAGACGGTGGGAATCGAACCCACCGCAGTCTGTTTGCAAGACAAACTCGCCCCCTTGGTACATGCGTCCCCACGATTGGCTGACTCGGTGGGACTCGAACCTACGCGCTGCGGCTTAACAGACCGCTGCTCTGCCACTGAGCTACGAGTCATCGAACTGGTTGCCCCGGTAGGCATCGAACCTACAACCTTCGGGTTAAGAGCCCGCTGCTCTGCCAATTGAGCTACGGAGCAACGAAAAGCGGCGCGAGCCGTGAAGCCCGCGCCGCTGTACATGTCAGCCGATTGGACTTCCTACTTGCGGATCCACCAGAAGATGTCCGCCTTGGCGACCGCTGGCATCACAGTCAGGGCCACGATAATGGCCGTGCACATGAAATACCGGAAGTGTTGCCTCATCTCGGTCTCCCTTGCTGCGAGAATACCCTAGATACAGCTTATACGATACCACAGGCATCAGGAGCTGTCAAGCTCCGTCCCTTCCCTGATCTCGGACCAGGCCGATCGCCGCCTCATTCAGAGCACGGCTCATGCCAAGCAGGTCGATCGCGTTGCAGTTCATGTAGGCTGTGATCAATTGGCCGTCAGGGTTGATCGAGATCATCATCGCAGAGCTGGATTCACGCAGGATCGTCGCCATGCGAGCGCGCTGCTCCTCGATGTTCACGAGCCGGTCCATACTGTCGGACATCCGTGCTCCTAGTACATCAGGTCTGGCGCGTTGTCCTGAGCAGCACTGGGATAGAGATGATCGCGTCGATCACTCGCATTGCATTCTCCCTGATTCGTGGTCGAGCGCGCACGAGGCATCGACCTCGACGAGCATCGCCATACGCTCACCGTCAGCATTGAAGACGGTGCAGCCCTTGGCGCCCCGTTCCCACGCCTCGAAGTAGATCTGCTTGAAGTCCTCCCAGGGCATGTCGCCCGTGACGTTGCAGGTCTTGGACACTGCACTATCCACCCATCTCTGGGCTGTGGTCAGCACAGCGACATGCTCCTGGGCTGTGACCTCACTGGACTTCTTGCCTAGCACACCCAGGAACTCGACCCCGTAGTCCTTCACACGCACCGTGCGCTCGACATTGTCGGGTCCGATGTATGTGCGGTCAGCTTCGTACGCGAACACCGGCTCGATGCCGCTGCTCACATTGTCCGCAGCCACACTGATCGTACCAGTCGGCGCGATCGAGAGCAAGTGGCTATTGCGGATTCCGTGTTGCTTGATGCCCTCGATGATGCCCTCGTCCTCGAACAGCTCCTGATGGCTCTGGATGAAGCCACTCTGTAGGTACTGCTTGGCGTCGAACGCAGGGAACGGCCCCTTCTCCTTGGCCAATTCGACCGACGCCCGATACGATTCAATCATCAGGGCCTCCAGGATCTCTGCCTCCATGTGGAGGAACTCTTCGCTACCGTACTCGTAGCCTAGTGCTTCGAGTGCGTTCGCGAGGCCCGTGATGCCAAGACCCATGCGCCTTTTGCTCTTCGCCTCTTTCTCTTGTTCGTAGAGCGGGTAAATGGCGCGGTCGACGACGTTGTCCATCGCACGGACAACGTGTGGAATGTCTGCCGTAAACTGGTCCCAATCGAAGCTTCGACCAACAGATCCAACTAGGTACTTCACCAGATTGAGCGAGCCCAGCAGGCACGCCCCGTCGGGGGGCAGTGGCTGCTCCCCGCACGGATTGCATGCGGCGATCGTCTCGCAGTACCAGAGGTTGTTCATGGTGTTGATACGGTCGATGAACAGCACACCTGGCTCAGCCCAGTCCCACGCGCTGCGCATGATCATCTCCCAGAGCGCCCGAGCGTCGATCGTCTTGTAGGTCTGCCCCTCGAACACAAGGTCGAACTGGCTGCCATGCTTGACCGCGTCCATGAACTTGTCCGTCACAGCGACCGAGATGTTGAAGCCTGTCAGTGAGCCCTTCTCACATACCTGGCACCAGTCCCGCTTCGTGTGGATGAACTCCTCGATGTCGGGATGATCCACACGCATCACGCCCATCTGGGCGCCGCGTCGATGGCCCGCGCTCGATGTCGCCTTGCCGACCGAATCGAATATCGGCATGAAGCTCACGGGTCCGCCGCTCGTGCTCTGGAGCTTGCGGATCAACGACCCCTTGGGCCTGAGTGTGCTGAAGTCGTTCCCGAGCCCGCCACCCATGCGCATTGTGATAGCGCCGCGCGCCGCGCATGCCATGATGCTGCGGTCACCGTCCGTGAACGTGTCCTCGATCTTGGCGCCCACAAAGCAGTTGTAGGGCGTGACGGCGCGCGTGCTGCCCATCGCAGCCTGAATCCGCCCGCCAGGCATGAAGCGCATGCTACCGAGAATATCTCGCAGGACGTGGTAGTGCCCGTCGTCATCCTTCAGCGCCGCAGCGACGCGGTTGATCGCTTCGCGGTAGCTCTCGTTGCTCGATCGGTACTTCGTCTCGTGGATATGCTGCGCGAACGGGGTCACTGGTCCCATGTGTGCTCCTTCGTGAGAGGATTCAGAATAGCACGATCAGATCGCAATGACAACCCGCTTCGCGGCGCGCGTGATGGCGGTATACATCCAGCGTCGGGCGTTCGACTTGAACACGGCACTCTCGTCCATCACGAGCACACTATCCCACTGCGAGCCCTGACTCTTGTGGCAGGTCAGGGCGTAGCCGAACTCGAACTCGTTCGCGTCTCGGCGCTCGTACCACTCGGGCTCGGCGCCTTCGAACAGGGAGCGGTGGGCTTCCACGTCCATCATCTCACCACTGTCGGCCTTGACCGAGAAACAGAGTGGATCCTCAACCATGTTGTACAGTTGGTCGACTGTCCATAGTGAGCCATTCAGTAGGCCCGCCGCGTGGTTGTTGCGGATACACACCAGCCGGTCGCCCACGACAGGGAGGTGATCATTGTGACCGAGCAGCGTGCGGACGCGGGCGTTGATCTTGTGGCGCGTCCTGTTCATGCCCACGATGATCTGATCCACACCCATTGCGATATCCTGTCTGTCCCGCAGATCCCCCTTCGGCATCACTAGGCTGTCGCCATGCTCGCCCAGCTTCACGCAGCCCCCGGTGCGGATCGTGGTAGCCAGATCGACGATCGGATCGCCCTCGGCCTGTCGGTGGATCTCTGTGAGCAGAATGTTCGGTCTGTGCTCCGTGAAGTAGCCTCCGCCACGAACTGGCGGTAGCTGTGCGGGATCCCCCAGCACGAGCACCTTGCAGCCGTAGCTCAGCAGGTCGATGCCCATCCGCTCATCAACCATCGAGCACTCGTCGATGATCACGAGATCAGCATCACGCAGCGGGCTCTCGGTATTGAGTGTGAAGATGGGCCGTCGTACCGCTGCGGTCTCTTCCGCGATCTTCCTCTTCAGTTCCTGCTTGGCCGGACCCTCTGACATCTCGGCGAACTCTTTCTGCATAGTCTTCAGTCGCTCAGCGGACTTGCTCGCGGGAGTGTAGATCAGGGAGTGGATCGTGGTGGCGCCAAGGCAGCCTTTCTGTCGCAACACGTACGCGGCCTTGCCCGTATACGCACCGAACCAGACGTTCTTCACGCCCGTTGAGAGGTGCCTCGCGAGCGTGGTCTTGCCCGTGCCCGCATAACCGAACAATCTGTAGATCTGCTCGTCCGACTTGAGCCAAGCAGCCACGCCGGCGAGCGCCTTCTCCTGTTGTAGTGACCATTTCATCGGCGATACTCGATGTGAAGAGATGGGGCGGTCCGCCCACACCAAAGCAGGACCGCCCCTGGGCTCAACCCCGGAGGGGAGCCACTACCAATGGATGTGGAAGTCTCGCTTCTTCACCTTTGCCATGCGTCCGTCTGGATGGTGCCAGACAATGCCCTCATAGAGCTTGTCCTGCGTCAACCATTCCAAGATCTCGGCATAGGTTCGTGGATCGGCGTCGAGCTTGCGTAGCCCATGCTCGATCAGCATGATACGATCGAACTGGTGTCGGTTCCCGTTGATCTTTGGCCCACACAGCTCGTACGTCTGGCCCTCCCTCATGCGTCCGGCGCGGCGCAGCCCGGTGCGGTGCCACTTGTCGCCCGGTCCGTCCGTGACCGGCATCCAGCCGGGATGGCGGAGCGTGTTGGGATCAGGCATGGGCTGTGCAGGCAGCCAGTCTGTGGGATAGTCAGTGTCATGGGCTTGGATCGTATGCCGCTTGTACAAGCGGCCTTCCAGATACAGGCAGGCCGTCCCGTCCCACTTCACTGTGGGCACGCCCTCGCCTTCCAACACCCACTCACAGCCGGGTGTGACCGTCGTCATCTGGAACAGTGTGGGGATCTTTCGCATGGTGCTCCTATGAAGTTGGTGTGGGCCTCGCACCCACTCGGGCAGTCTTGATGACGCAGGTAGCCTAGTCTGCGACCCTTCTCGTTAGAACGGCATGTCGCCGTCCTCACCTTCTCCGGTCTCGATGTTCGAGTCGTGGTCAGCCTTGGCCGCACCACTCTCGATCAGCTTCTTGCACTCCGCAGCCATCAAGAACGCTGGGTCGTCGGTGGACAAGAGCCCCTTCGCGAGGTTGTCGTCGACTGGCCCTGTGAACGTGATGTTGTAGCTGTCACCGGCCGGACGACTCTCCAGCTTGGTGCCCAGCATGAGCTGGTGAGCGAACAGCGGTGGGTTGATGCGGCGGCCGTCTTCCAGCGTGTGCTGGAAGGTGTTCAGGCGCGTCATCATTTTCTTGTACGCCGTGATCTTAGTCGAGGTGAGGGCCAGCACGGCCATGCCCTGCGGCTTGCCGTCCAGCAGCACCACACCATAGACGTAGAACGTCTCGACCAGATCGTGCCCATTGACCTCGTACTTGCCATACTTCAGGCCACGAGCTTGGGCGTCGACTTTCGCGGCCTTCACCATGGCACTGTTCGGTGCGTGCGATGCCACGAGCCCTCCACCATTTTCGCGCTTGACCCACTCCACGAACTCGTGAACACGGATCGCAGGCACGAACACAACGGACGTGAACAGCTCTTGCGTCACGCTGTTGTAGAACATGCCCGCCTTCGCGCCCTTGATGCCGCCTTCCTTCTGCTCAGGGGAGGTGGACTGGAGCACGTTCAGGAACGGGATCGAGATGTCATCCTGAGTCAGGTTCTCGAATCCCTTGCCCGCGTAGTCACCATAGTCTCCGGCGACGAGGGCTGTAGACTTCTCTTCGACCACGGCTGGCGCGGTCTTCTTATTCGCCATTTTGCACTTCTCCTTGGTTATGTGTCAGACCGTCACGGCCGAGACACGCTGTCGATGGACTCCCAGAAGTTCCATCGGTACATCCTCTCCAGCTTCGAGCTTCTCACGCACGAACTTGGCGAGGGTGGAGGCATGGACGCTCGACTTGTCGTCGACCGGAAGCTTTCGCTCCTCAAGGGCCTTGATGGTCTCGGCAGCCTCAGCGTCCTCCCCCTTTCCGAACATGACGGTGACCTGACGCTTGATCAGGGCCTCATGTCCATTCTCTCGCAGCCACGCGAATGCGTCGGCCGCGTTGGCCTGACTTATCGAGGCACGGATGTTCTCCCTCACCCTGATTCTCAGGCCGGAGGTGGTGGTGAACTCTTCCATGCCAACGCTATCCATCAGCTCAGGGATCTTCACCTCTTGGATCTCGCGCAGCGCACGCTTGGCCGTCGCCACATTGGCCTCAGCGACTGCAAGCACAACCTCAGCCTCGACCTGCTGAGCCGCCAGCCCTGACAGCTCGGCGAGCGCAGAGTCGTCCGTTTTCGTGAATGATGTGTAGTCTTTGTCAAGGGCGCTGCCACGCTCGTCCTTCATATCCACTCCTTCAGCTTGTCGCCCGTGATCTCACGGGCAATGTCCTGCTTTGATCGTAGCGCATCCACGATCGAGATGTCAACCGAATTCGCAGCCACGATGTCGATGTAGTCGACCGGGTGCTTCTGTCCGTACCTGTGAGCCCTATCCTCGCTCTGCTTGCGGTGAACGTACCGGAACGAATTGTTGTAGTAGATGACTGAGCGAGCCTGGACGAGCGTGAGGCCCTCAGCACCCTTGGCGGGGTTGCCCACGAAGAACTGCACATCCCCGTCGATGAAGCGGCGCTTGGCCGTCTCACAGCCATCGTCAGAGACCTTGCCGTCGTACCGCACCGCGCGGTCTCCCAGCCTCTCCATGATCAGGTCGATGTCTTTGCGGAACCGCGCCCAGATGATCGCGGGATGGACCATGTCATCACAGATGCTGCCCAGCAGGTCGAGTCGTGGATTGTGCTCACCCAGCAGCTCGACGGTGCGATCGCCGAAGTCGTCCTCTCCGCCGTCGTCTGTGGGCACATAGCCACAGGTTACCTGCTGCTGACGAAGTAGCCTGGTGATCGCCAGCGATGCGCTCACCACCTCACCGCTGGCCAGCATGGCGAGCGACGCATTCTTGATCTCCCGGTACACCCTCGACTGCTCCGGGCTCATGTCGAAGTACCGCTTGCTGTAGAGCTTGTCGGGCAGGTCGAGCACGTCGTCCTTTTCCACCCGGTCGCTGATCTCAGACAACCATTCACGCAGCAGAGGCAGGCGACGGTAGGCGACGCACTTCTCGAACTGCTGGCCGGTCTCGGTCCTGAACTGTTGCCATAGGCCGAAGTGAGTCTTGTACTCGGCGAACGTGCCGATGCCGTGGTCAGCCCAGAAGTCAGGATCGAGGAAGCGGACGGGAGCGTAGGCATCGAACGGGTTGCCGTTCGCGATCAGTGTGCCAGTCGCAATGCGTCTGGCAGCAGCGTACTTGCCTGAAGCGACGATCGCCTTGGTACGCTTCGCGCCGGGCGTCTTGACCGCGTGGGCCTCATCGAGGATCATCAGCACCTTGCGCTGCTTCAGGAAGTTGGCAGCGAACAGGCGCCCCTTCTGCGTGATGTAGCCGTTATAGCTGATAGCCATGATCGAGAGGCCACCGTGGGCCATCATGCCACGTGCCATGTGCTGGTGCTTCTGTGTGTTGGCCCGCTTCGCCTCGTAGTAACCCATCAGGCTACGTCGTGCCACACGATCCACGAGATGGAGGGGGATCTCGTCGTTGATCCAGTTTCGATGCACCCCGTTCGGGGCGACGATGAGGATGGCGTTGATATCGCCCCGCTCGAACATCTGTGCAGCAGTGTCGAGCAAGAGCTTCGTCTTGCCTGTGCCCTGATCCCAGAGCACACCCCAGGCTTCCTTCAAGCCGTGAGCAATGAACCCCTTGAGCTGATGACTGAATGGTGTGGTCTTGAACTCGAACGTCAGCGACATCACGTCCTCATAGTGTTGGAATCCTCTGTGCCATCGCGATCAGCCTCTCCCAGAGAGGCAAGTGGTAGTCCTGGTGGGCTCGAACCCACACGCACCGCGTATGTGGAAGAAGGCGGAGGAATCGAACCCCAAGCGTGAGCGGCGCCTTCCTCAAGTTGGTCTGAGTGGCTGGATTCGAACCAGCGCCAGCCTGCTTCCAGGGCAGGTATGCGGCCACAACACCTCACTCAGTGGTACTGGCGGAGGGTTACGATCCCTCGTCCTCGGATCCACAATCCGTCGCTCTGCCATTGACTGACTAGGCGGAAGGTGGGGCGTTCTTGACTGAGTACATTGGTGTGTCCTTCGTCGAGAGGCTGGAGCCGATACGAGGAGTCGAACCCCGCTAGCAGCCGTACAAAGGGTGCTTTCTCCCAGAGATACCGGCTCAAGGGTCTGAACCAGAATAGCAAATCCCGATTGGGATGTCAAGCGGCTTTCCAGGCCCCTTCGTACATCGTAATGATCGCCCTTTTCCCGGTCGGGTATGTCACGATGTGGCTGTGCGTCCACGAAGATGGCCCCACATTGTAGCCGTGATCGAGACTTGCTGTCACTCCTGCAACATACAGGCCGTCCACGATCTCGGCCGCGTGCGTGTGGCCCGTGTTGGCCCTGCGCGCGATCCGGCTCAGAGCCCTGGTGCCCCCCCTTGTCCCATTCGGCCCGAGATGACCGTGCATTCCGCACTCAATCCCGCCACCCTGATTGTGCAGGAGGATGAACTGTTCATCCGGCCGGAGGAAGCGGACGTGCTTACCGACGCCCAGGTAGCGGAGCGCCCACTCGATCACGTGGAAGTCCTCCCGTCTCTCGATCGCCTTGTACTTGCGAAGCTGAGCTTCAAGGAAGAAGATTGCGTTCGTCGGATCCTTCTTGTAGTCATGCTCTCGCAGCCAGCGGGTCAAGGCGCTGTCGTGGTTACTGTCGACCACGACCATATCACAGTAGTCACGGTCTGCCATCGCCATGAAGCTGACCACGTCCTCCAGCTCCTTTCGTACATTGTCTGCACCATGGACGTAGCGAGCGAACATGGTGTGTGGGTTGCCAGTGTCGTGATGGTTGCGGGCACGGAAGTCGACCATGTCATGCATGAATTGGTATCGTGGACGCAGCGCATCCATCATACCGTTCTTGCCCCACGCAAGCGCTGTGATCCCCTCATTCATCTGGGCGACATGGATGTCGCCCCAGTTGATCGCTTCGACACGGTGACCACCAGTCACCTCACCGTTCGCGACGCGCAGATCAAGATCATGGATCACTCCCTCACTATCGGCGTTGAGCTGCCGGCAGAACCAGCGCCCCCTGCTGTCCACCTCAACCAGCAAGGCACCATAGACGTGATGGAATTCAGCCTTCAGTCCGGCCTTCTTCTGGATGTAGTTGCGCAGCGTCACGGTGCCGGTGGTGAAGTTGAACTTTACGCCCTCACTCTTGCCAGAGGGCAGGGACTGCATCGCAACCTTGACGTGAGGGAAGATGCCCGAGCGGCGTCCCGTGTAGGTGTCGAGTCCACTCAGCGGACGTACGGCCGTGGGCAGGATGTTCATTTCCCCGCACCACATCAGCCCAGGAGCCAGCTCAATACGCTCATCGTTGAAGTAGGGGGCGAGTTTACCGTTGTACCACAGGTTCGCGTCCGTGACCGGACCTGTGTCAGGCTTCTCGGGCTGTGTGAAGGCGTGGCGGTTGTAGGTGTAGCGTGAGACGAGCACCTGGGCACCCCAATACTCGGCGAGCGCCATGAGCGAGCGCCATGTGGGCTCGTGTAGGTCGGTGTTGTTCTGGGCGCTAGTGCAGATGTAGCGGCGCACCCCGCTGCGTGGGATTGTGAACCGCTTGTGCCTCAGACCGTGAGGGTCACCACCAGAAAGGGGCTTGATGTGGCCAGACCTCTTCAGGTCACGCCGTACGGTCGTGCGTGGAATGCCAGTCTCACGAGAGACCGCCTTGGCGGACCCGAGACGGGCGTACGCTTCTGCTACCTGTTCTCTTCTACTTGCCGCCGTGCGTGATCGCATACCAGACTGCTCCAATGATGCCGGCCACGATGATACTGACCGCGCTGCGGGCACCGTAGCCTCGCATCGAGTCTACCGACTTGCGCCAGTCCCGAAGCCACTGGAAGTCTCTCTGTGTCTCCATCGGGTCGGAGCAATCCAGCCCCAATGTGAGGAGTGTCTGCTTGACAGTTCTCGCAACGATGGCTTCAATTTCAGCTTCGGTCAGACGGTCAGGCATTGGGTGACCCTTGTTGGGGAGTTCTGAGTATAGGTCAGTCTTGGCCGCCCCGTCAAGATAAGGGTTGACGTACGGAGTCGCCCCCTGCTACTGTTTCGATGAGGAACGGGCTCACCCGAGGGAAACTGCTTCTGAGTCGCACCCGAGGGCCTCTATAAGAGCCCCGTCTGATCGGACGACCGCGAGCGGCCCCCAGTGCAATGCCGGGGGCCGCTTGCTTACTTCTGGGGGAGCTGCGACTTCTTGATGTTCTGCGCGCCCTGATGGAACGCAGACATGAGGAGACCCAGCACACCAGCCCCAGCCATCTCCTGGCTGCCTGAGAGCGCCTCAGGGCACGATACGGCGCACCCGAAGCCCACCTCCAGCACCTTGGTGATGAAGACCATCACGGGCGCCAGATCGACGCCAGGGATGAGCGTGAGCAGAGCCGGAACAACGCCCGCTGCGGCCGGAGCCGCCACGTTCTGTGTCCTCTTCGCCTGCTTCTTGCCCAGATCCTTGCCCGCCGAGCCGCCAGTCAATGATCCAGCGATGATGGCAGCGGTCGCCCCTGCCGGCCCGCCAACGATCGTACCTGCTACGGTCGCGACGGCGCCCAGGAGCTTGCCCCATTTCATGCCAGGTCGACCTTGCTGTCGCCGACCTTCCCGCTCATGCCGGACAGGATGTGGAAGAAGGCCGCATCCTTGTCGGTCTGGACCTCATCTGCGCCCTGCATCAGGGCACCCATCAATTCCATGACATTCTGGGTCTCTTCGCCCATCTGAATGCCGTTGAGCACGCCCATGACCAGATCGGCCAGCTCCTCGCCGACCTTCATGGCGTCTGCCTTGTTGTAAGCCATTCTGACTTCTCCTTGAGTTGCAGGACGCCACGGCCCTGCGATATTGAGGTGAGCCCACGTGAATCGCAGGCTCACCCAAAGATAACTCCTCACTACGCCAGCAGCACCCCATACCCATTCTCTGTGCTGCCACCCGAGCCGGTGATGTCGAAGAACTGATCCACAGTGGGCGCTTGGGTGAATCTGATCAGCACACTGTCCGCAGCGGTGACAGCCAGCACGCCAGTCGTTGCCGACGCAGCGACGAGTGTGATCCAGCCTCCACCGTTCACATTGCTCTCGACAATGCCGGAGGACGGCAGTGCTGTCTTGATGTCGAAGGTCAGGTTGCCTGTCTGCCCCACCACCACAGCCGGTGAGGGGACATTCACAGTGAGTCCGCCGAACGTCAGGTCATCCAGGCTTTGCAGGCCGGAACTGATCGCCATCTCCAGCTCCATCCTCACCGGGTTCGTCAGCTCCACACCAGCTTCGGGCGGCGTATGCTTCGCTGTCACATCAAGACGTGCGTCCGTGGGAAAGGCGGTGTTCGCGCCGAGCGCGACGATCATCGCGTTGCGTAGGATGTAGGCATCAGCTACGGAGGTGCCGGACCCCGCTACGTTCACTGCGGCAGTGATGGCCGGAGTGCCGGAAGGGTCCAGCACCAACTCGTAGTCGAAGTTGGGTGAGTCATCGGCCCACGGTGGGCTCGACAGGTCAAGGTTATGGTCCTCCAGAATGTCGTCCACACGCCACGCCCTGGGCGTGATGCCGATCTCCAGGCCCAGAGAGTCGTCGCTCGATGAAATGCCCAGCTCGGTGAAGTAGTCCACATCCATCGACACAGCGGTGATGTCTGCGTACACCCCATTGATCACTGGGTCGCGCGGAGCCAGGGGGACCAAGTAGATGCGGTCAGCGTTGAGTGACACCTCGGTCGTCGGCGTCAGTGCCTCGCTGATTAGCTCATACTGGTTGCGTGAGCGCAGCTTCACGTCATACTCGTCTTCCAGCGCAGCCAGGGCACGCTCCTGAAGGTTTCCGCCCTCAGAGATGAACCAGACGCGCGTATTGATAGCGTGCGCCTTTGGCGCAGTGTTGAACAGGCCACGATACACGCCAGAGATGGTGAGCTGACTACTGCCGTACGATGCATCCTCGAAGCCGATGAACTCACCGTCGATGTAGGCGATGTTCGCGAGCTGGTTCACTCGACCGAACGAACCGGCGAACGAGAAGTTGAGATGGCGGATGCTGCTGAGTGTATCCTCATTATCCACCACGATCGACGCTGCCGCAGGGCGAGCCTCGCTCGCCTCGTACGCAGGTAGCGCCACATTGAGCGTGCCTGTCTTCAGGAAGGAGGAGATGCTGAAATCGTTCTCGAACGTGCCCGCGAGAGGTCGGGAAGTACCGGCGCGCGAATAGCACTGAAATCCGACCGTTCCTCCTCCAGGGTCACGGGCACCGGCCCAGACTCGGGGATTCAGATCAGGCGCGTACGGATCCTGAAGCACGAGCTGACGCGGCGCCTCGAACGTGAGGGTATCGGCCGCCACGACAACAACCGGGTCGTCCTCGGCCCCACCCCACCCCGTGGGCGTGGGGTCACCGAACGTGGCAGCGCCGGGGGTTGCGAAGATATCCTGGGCCGCAGTGATCTTGATCTTGCCGTCCGTGAGTGTGCCATAGTCGATGCGAGTGATGCGCATGGGCAGCTCAATGATGCCCAGGCGGGCGTTGCTCCAGCGGTACACGTCACCGGGCACGAGATTGAAGCCCTTGCGATTCACAGAGATAGTGTGCTTCGCTATTGGATAGGCGAGTGTAGCCAGCTCACGCCACACAAGCTGGTTGGCGAGTGTGCGCTTCTTGCAGCCCGGATAGTTGACCTCGGCGCTGATATTGCCGCCCTGAATCTCAACGTTCGCCATGTCCTGCGCGAGGGCGTACGCCTGCTTGAAGTTGTCGTCCGTGTCCGAGAAGAGCAGTCTGACCTGATTGGTCGTCTCGCTCCATGTGGTGCGTGAGTAGTCTACCAGGCTCAGGATGTTGGTCTCATCGAACAATGGCTGGGAAGCGAGTACATAGTCATCACGGATCAGCTTCATCTTCCAGTCACCGTTCGCGCGGTCGAAGTAGAGGGCACCGTCGATCTGGCGCAGCACCTCATTGACGACCTCGCTCGCCTCCTTCTCGTTGTCCAGCACCATGCTGAACCCGTTCAGCTCGGTCGCGAGCGTGGCAGCGGCAGCGCGGAAGCTGGCCACATTGATGCTCCCTGCCGGAATCTTCAAGCCCCAGTCGGTGTCTGTCATGATCTCATACAGCACATTCATTGGGTTGGCTTCGCTGGTGTCGATCACTTCATCCCCAGGCTGTGCTGTGGCGAGCTCCAGACCATCAGGGATGCGGCGCAGATCGAAGGACCACGGCTGCACGCTCGGGCTCGTTCCAACCAGGCCCTGGAAGATGTAGTAGCAGGTGCCACGATAGCCCGGAACGATCGCTGGTGAGAGCTGTGTGGAGAGATAGCTGTCGGCCGTCTGTGTGGTGTCCCCCACATAGAACCATGCAGCGTTCTCGGATTCGATGCCCCCAGCACCGAAGTCCTCTCCACCCAGGATAGTTGGGGCACTGATCGACATGGCCCCAGCTCCGGTGCGCCCACCATCGGCGAACTTATCATGGATGCGAACTCCGACACAGGAGTCGACAGGGCCACGGCAGAGCGCAAACTGGATGCCGACCTTGTAGCGATAGCCTGTTGTGATGCGCGTGGAGGAGAATATGCCCGTCTTGACCTTCTCAGTGATCGCGACCTGACGAAGATTCCCGTACCACACAACATTCGGAGCCTTCAGCCTTACCGTACCCCAGATCAGTGGCACAGAGCGCCCCTCAGTAGCTGTCGGGAAACTGAAATCACCAAGCCCAGCAGGTCGAGCGTTCTCGAACTTGGGCTTGGGACGGATCAATTCACCAACAACCGTCAACGCAGTGAAGATGAGAGGCAGAAGCCACCAAGGCATCAAAGACCTCGATCGAATGGGTTGAATGTCGGCACGAACGGAAAGCCTCCGTAGTTCACCGCGTTGCTGAACTTGGAGGTGCATACGTCGATCGTGTGGTTGCACCCAGCATACACGTCGACAGACGATCCGAGCGGGCTTGTCTCAAAAGGTAGGAACAGTGTGAGGATGTCGCCGCTTTGTGACACCACGAGCCTGTAGTCACTTGCCCCATTGTCCACGTAGCCGCCCACGGCCCAGTCGGCACCCTTGGCGCTCAGTCCAGAGACAGTGATGGTGTTGCCCACGACCGCGCTTACCGTTCCCGTGTACTTGAAGCTGGCCCTGGCGACGGTGCAGAGTGTGTCGTACAGAACATGGTTACAGAGGCCCTGATACTTGAACCTTGGGATGGAGCGCGAGAACGCTGCTTCGTCGGTTACCCCCGAGAGTGTACACACTCCCCCTTCTTGTAGATAGGCAGCGCCGATGATGCGGCCAGACCAAATCACGTACGCCTCAGTGTCGCCGATGTGGTAGCGCGTGATCTCCAGCGTCACTTCAGGGCCGGGCGGCACGTCGATGAACCGCTGTGCGAGAGCATCGTCCGTTGGCAGTGTGATCTCCAGCGGCGTGCGGCGATCCTCGGTCGTCTGCTTTGCGCTCGTGCGACTGATGGCACGAGAGAAGTAGTCGTTCGAATCGTACGGAGGCTGGTGGTCGAAGGGCGCACTCGTGTAGCGGTACACGGTCGATCCAATCGTGAACTTGTACGTCTCTACTGGACGCCCACTCTCTGTGCCCTCTTCTAGCGCCTGGTATGTCACTGCTGCACTCCAACGATCGACATGACGGCCCGTGCCGTGCCGGGCCTCAGATGGGTGATGCGTAGCTCATCGTTCGCGATGCGGGCCAGTCGCAGGAAGCTGATGCGGTCAATGTCCTCCACGAGGATCTCCTGGCCCCACACAGAGTCGACAGTGAGCCGCTCGGTCGTGGAAGTCAGCTCCTCGGCCACTGTGATCAGCCTAGTGATCACAGTACCGTCGTTCAGCAGCATCCACAAGGCCGCGAGAGGGTCTTGGCCGTGCACGAAGTCGGTGTAGCCGATATTCTCGACCACCATTTGGTTCGACCCCGCCCCGAGCGTGCTCGTATTGATCAGGTCCGCGTAGAACGTAGGGATGTAGAAGGAGGTGTGTGATCCCCGCAGCGCGTGCGCGAGCTGTCGGATGCGCCACACCGCCTCGGGAGTGTTTGCGATGAAGCCCTTCGTCGAGCTGAGTGCTGACAGCACATCGTCAGTGTACTGAACACGGCCAGTGATCTCGTTGTCGATCACCTCGATGCGTGTGCTGATGGACTCTGTGATCGTGGGCGAGTCGCCCACCCAATTAGGGTCACTCAGCATCACCTTAGAGTTGAAGCTCCCCCACGCGCTCGTATCGGACAGGTCCACGTCATTGTCCATGACGATGAACTTCATGCGGTACTCGTCCATATTCTTGATGTACTTCTGTCCGCTCGCTGTGCCTTCTGTACGGGTCAAGCGCAGTGGGGCGACGATCGTGTCGTCAGTGCCATAGCTGTTCGATACGGCCGACGTGAAGGTGATGGATGTGGCTGTGAGCGACTGGATCTCTAGGGACTCGAACGTCGACGCAGCTGACCAGATGATCGCGAGCGCCCCCACACGGAAGTCGGCGAAGGTCGTGTCGACAGTGATCGTAGTGTCCAGGGCGGTGATGTCGGCGCCCAGCTTGCGCGACTCGAACCACACAGGCAGACCGAGGACGCCCGCCTGGGCTCCAGCCATCAGCATGTGGAATGTGCGACGGTCCGAGCCCTCTTCCAACCTGAAGACCAGCTCGAACTCCTGTCGAGGATGCTTCCCCATGCTTACTCGCTGCTCCGAGTTGTCCCGCGCCTTCAGGATGTCTGTTTGGAAGCGCAGCACCTCTTGAATCGGCGTCTCTGGCTCGTACGGGAACATGATGACGCGAGAGCCCGTGATGGGAATCGCGATCGCGCCGCTGTCCAACACGAAGTCGAGCGTGCCGTCGATGTCGGGAGGCCCACTCGCACTGATCACTACGTCGAAGACCGCACCGGCCTGAGCCGCAAGGATCGCGGGCAGAGATGGAAGACCATCGAACGTGACGCCGGGGCCGGCGTTCGGGGTCGCCGACGTGAACGTGCGAGCCGCGTTACGGTATGAATTATAGATCTCGATCGCGCGCGTCACGGTCGTGATGATACTGCCCAGTTCGATCGAGCTTGGGCTTGTCCACACTCGCTCGAAGAAGAACTGGCCTGGATCCTTGGCTTCCTGCCCCTCAAAGCTGCTGGCAGGGAGAGTCGCCGGCACCCCGGCACTGAACGGTCCCCCGATCAGCGGATCAAGAAGTACCTGCTTCAGACTGAACACACCAGGGGGCGCCGCCGAGGTGAGTATCTCGATCAGATTGCTGACGTGGGAGTCAACGCCCCCGATCTCCTGTCCCTCGAAGTCAGCCATCAGCTCTTCCTATACACAATGCCTGCGTTCCAGCTCTCTTCCGTGTCGGCCAAGAGGTGCTGCTTGCGAGCCCAGGGATACACGACCCAGGTCTCTCCCCCGAGAGTGATGGTGTCACCTGCGCTGAGGTTGTTCATGTTCACGATGCCGACATTAGGTTGCTGTCCCAGCCAGATCCATGTGTCTGGTGCAGTGCCTGTGTCACGGTACACGACAGGAATGGGGATGATGGGAATGTATGAGTTCAGGTTGCTGTTGTGGATGTGCCGCATGAAGCGCAGCCATAGGCCGTCACGCGAGCCACCAAATAGCACACGCCTGGTCTGCCCAGCAGTGTCAGTGCCTGTGACAGAGGCTCCAAAGACCCCCCACTTTTCAGAGCCACCCTGGAGACCGATCCCTTCCATATGCATGGTGGCATTGCTCAGTGATGGTGAGGAAGTGCCGTCCAGGACGAATACGTGGGAGACCGAAGCTGGATTGTCGATGTTGGTCGCACCCTGTTCCCAGATATGCCCATAGGCGTACTCGCCACCTGTCCAGTCATTGATCTTGTCGATCGTGCCGAAGCCGAAGTGGCGATAGATGCCTGCGCTAATTTGGACCACGACATGGATGTGCATAGGGTCGCCCCCCGCGCCATCCTCACAGTAGAACTCGTACGAGGTCCACGGACCAGCCGTGAGGAACTCGACACGGCGCTCAATTCCGATCGTGGCACTACCGTTGCCGGAGTCGTTCGGCATCACGTCGATGGCAGTGGCGGGCGTGTATCCTAGCGACTGACAGATGTTCAGGTCCGCTCCTGTCCCGTCCCACCCGAAGTGGACGTACATATTCGACTCATGGATCGTACATTCGTCGTTGGTTGCATCATAGTTGTCGACCGTGAAGTTGTGGGCAGCCGCGAACGTCTGGAGCTTATTGACCAGATCCTCGACCGAAGATGGCGTGCCGGTTTCGAACTGTAGGGCCATCAGCCCTCCTTGATAGCCAGGAACGAGTGGATGCCCGTTCGGTTGCAGTTCTTGAAGACACGATACACGTCGCCCTGGATGATGCGGTCCTCGGATGTTGGAGCGGTCGTAGTGCTGTACGCCTGGAACCAGAAGACATCATCCAGTTCTCCATAGACCTGCTGATCGTTGGCTGTTTCACTATGCAGTAGCATGGTAGGGAACAGGACATAGTAGTCAGCCCCGGTTCCAGGAGTAGGCTCCAGATTGGCCGTGGGCGCACTGATAGTATCCATATTCACGATGTGGTCAAAACTGAAGGCCAGAGAGTGCGCTGTGAACCTGTCCTCTAGCGGCGCAGAAGAAGAGTCTTGTAGGCTACCGCATGGTAGTGTGATGTACTTGCCCGACGGGTTGATGTCAGCTCCCGTGAAGGTCGCGTTCGCGAAACTGTGCCATGTGCCTGCGGCGTCAATCAGGCGCATCGGTCCATCGTCCACGTTGACCTCTGCCCACGGGTCAGTCAGTGAACTGAATGTAGTCGCCTGATTGTGCGTAGCATCGTATTCTGGGGCTGCGCCCGCCACCATGAGTGGGTAGGGGTACTCCGTGGTGGTTGCATAGCGACTAATGAAGCCAAGATACATTGGGTAGAAGTTCGAATCGACCCGCACCATCAGGATGATGCGGAATGGAGTGACGCTCAGCCACCAGTTCATGGAGCCATTCTTGAGGAGCAGATACGTGCCCTTGCGCGTCGCTGCATCCCCACTATCGTGGGCACCAGGGCTTGCGCCCGGCTGAGACTGGTTGGCGAGTCCAGAATCGTACCCTGTGTAGCCATGCAGCTCCCAGTTGTACCGCCCAGAGGCGCCGACGTTGTAGGTGCGCCATCCCACATAGATCGTGTCCGACCCGCCACCAGTTCCGTGCAGAATCACGTCACGCTCGGTACCAGACCATGTGGTGTCACGATCGGCCGTCCACCCGTTCGTGCTAGAGGTGATCGCCAAAGCAGCGCCGCTCCCAGTTCCCCCAGTTGGGGAATTGGGGGTGGACGGGCCGGCCGAGTACACGCCCGCGCTGTCGATGCGAACAGCAGTCAGCGCACCTCCCCCATCGACCGATACAACCTCGATCGTCGCGGCTGTCCCAGTGCCGCCGGCAATGGTCAGTATGTCACCAGCGACATAGCCTGTGCTTGCATCAGTGCCGTCGATCGCCACTGTGTCGAGTGACGTGGCTGTGACAGCAGCCACGATGTCGTTGCTCAGGTCGATGTAATCAGAGCTTGTGCCCTTGATCCAACTCACGATAGTGCCCTGTTGGCTGTGGTCTTGTTGCGGGAGAGCTGATTCATGATAACCCGCGTTCCTTCCTCGTCCGCCATCGCCTCTCGGATCAGGGCGGGGTCGAGCACGTTGACGAACTTGAAGTTCGGCGCTGCCGGAGGCGGTGCTGTCTGCATGGAGTTGCCAGCGCGACGCTGCGCGGGCGTCGTGACATCCACCTGTTCGTTCGGCGACTTCCGGAAAGCTACGATCTGAGAGTCAGCCCCACCAGACCCACCAGGCAAGATTGTCCCTCCATGGGCAAAGGCAGGGAGCCCGAGCGCTGAACTGACAGCTTTGACGGCCTGCATACGGACGATCGCTCCGATGATCTGAGTGATGCTGTCGACCGCTGCCGACGCGAACTCTTGGAACAGAACCTTCCCGCCGCTCGTGAAGTTGCGGAGCTGGTCGAACCCAGCATCAAACACGGCAGTGATACTGTCCCCGAGGATCTGCTGGCTCTGGGACACCTCATTGAGCGTGCCCTTCAACCCCTCCAGCGCTTTGGCATACTGCTCGGCCGTGAGGTCGGGCTTGAGCTCATCTAGCGCCTCCAAGTTCTTCACCAACTCCCTGTCTGGCCCCAGGATCTGCTCCTTCAGCTCCGCCTGGCGGGCGAGCGCCTGGTTCTCGGCGATCAGTCCCTCAACCACCTTACGGTCGGGTGCGGCCAGCTCCTTGCCCTGCTTGAACAGAGCGTTCTCCAGCGCGAAGATCTCTGCGCGACGCTGGCGCGCATCACCGCTCAGCTTGAGTAGCTTAGCTTCCTGAGCCAGTCCCGAAATCGCGTCCCGTAGTGCATCCTTCTCTGGCTTGCCCTCTGGTACTACAGCGGCAACTCCGGCAGTCTGCCCAACACTCCCACCAGCACCGCCCTTCTTGAACGCGGCCTCTCCCTGGAGCTTAGCGACGCGGTCCTCGATGTTAGTTATGAAGCCGGTCAGGTCAGAGTTAGCCATGCCATCGGCAAGCTTAGAGCCAAGCCTAGAGCCTGCGATTGCAGCGGCCGTACTGTCAAACTGAAACAGCTCCAGCTCAGCCAGCTCGCTCTTACCTACCGCCGTACGGATTATATTCAGGCCCTTGATGAAGCCCTGAATCAGTCCCTGGATCAACCCACTCGCGACGTTGACCGCTTCCAGCAACAACTGCACGAAGCCATCAATGAACTTGCCCCAGTTGTCGTCCACGAACTTGAAGAAGTTGCCGAAGATGAAGCCGAGTCCGTCAATGAGCTGCGCCGCAGAGCGGAGCAGCTCGATCGCGCCCAGGCCAATGAGCTTGAATGCCTTCAGTGCGATGCCCGGAAGAGACTCGAAGAACGGCTGGAGTGGTGCAAGCACCGCCATCAGCTCTTGGAACACGGCCGTGCCGACGTTGGTGAGGAAGTCGATCGGAGTCTTGAGCGCCTCCAGGGCCACAGACAGTGCAAGGATGCCCTGGGCTAGTGCAGTGCTGGCACCACGTCCTTGATCGAACTCACCGATCAGCTTCAAGAATGCATTCTGCAACAGTGTGACCGCCTGTCCAACGGTGATGATGGTCTTCTCATACTCCTCGTTCAAGAAGTCAGCATTCTTCTTGAATGCATCCAGCACGACCTGGGCAGTAATCTTGCCTTCCTTACCCAGATCACGGAGAGCACCACGGGTGATCCCCAAACTAGAGGCGATCGTGTCCGCCACGAACGGCAGATTCTCCAGAACCGAGATTAGCTCATCACCACGCAGCGCACCTGAGGCGATGCCCTGGGAGAGCTGACGCAGTCCGCCCTTGGCTTCGGACGCGGCCGAGCCACCAATGATGACGGCCTTGTTGACCAGCTCAGTGAACTCAAGGATCTCTTGCTGGGACCGGCCCAGCTCCTTCGCAGACAGAGCGAACTTCGAGAATGAGTTCGCCGTCTCTTCGAAGGACGAGCGTGTGCGCTTCGCGATCTCGAATAGCTCGTCAGTCACAGCTCCAAGATTCTCGGTGCCTGTCGTCACGATCTTCAATTTGTTCTGGAGCACGGTGAACGTGTCCGCCAGGCCGATTAGCTGCTTGACCACAGCGACTGCCGCCAAGGCCCCGAGAGCTTTCTTGAGGAGCGAAATAGCGCCCCCAGTAGCCTTGGCGGACTTCCCTACGTTCTCGATGTTACGCTTGACAACGAGCGCACCCTTCTCATCAATCTTGATAGATAGCTGTTCTGTAGCCATCACACACCGTCCAGCAGCCGGGCAGCACCAAGCTGCTTCTGTGCCGCGCGGATCGCATCGGCCGTCATGCCCTGCGGTGCCTGCGCTGAGCTGCCAGCGTCCAGTGCAACAATGTACGCCACATTGTTCGTGATGAAGATACCACCCCTGCCCAGCTTGTACTCCGCGATCTTGATGCGGCCCTTCTCCAGCGCCTCGTTCGCAGCCTGCCCCTTCACTCCTCGCTTACCTTTGCCGCCCTTTGGCCCGAGAGCATCCGCTGGTGTACCAGCACCGGGCGCCCCCACGGTGACAATCCAGTTCGCGCGAGCACGACCCGTATCGACCGGCGTCTTCAGGACGGCGGTCTGATCCGCTGCGATAGCAGCACGCTTGACGATCTTGAGCGTGTTACGCTCCACCGCCTTCGCAATCAGGTCCAGGCGCCTTTTGAAGCCCTCTGCTGTCCGGCTAGTGGCGATGACTTCTTCCCCTTGTCGTGGTAATCCAAGAATGCGTTGTCCATCACCCTGATAAGGTAGAACAGGTCTTCTTCCTGAGCCTCATCCAGCTCGAAGGTGACCGCATAGTCACGAATTGAGGTCCACGGGATCTGCCCAGCAGCCCAGCCCGTGGATCGGCATGTGTTCAACTCCCAGAACGCATCGTAGTACAGCTCCAGGCCCATGATGAGCCGAGGGGCGTTCGCAATCCTGTCAGGGAGGGGCGAACGCTCCCGCATGCACTGCTTGATGATGCGTTGTTCGACTGGTGCCTGTTGCAGGGTGTACAGCAGGCACTCAATCAGTTTCCCGACGCTTCCTCCCTCAGACTGGATCGGTAGAGAGCGATTGAAGATGCGTCGGCTTGGATCGAGTCGAACAGGTCTGGTAGCTCACGGAAGATGGCGAGGATGTTCTCCTCACTCATCGGCTTCACACCACCGTCGCCGTCGTCGATACCGTCGACGAATTCATCGTTGATCTTGGTCTGCCATCCGGTGATGACTGAGCGGGCATAGACCTGGCGAAGAATGTCGATCGCGAGGTCGTTATCCATCAGGTCAAGTTGCATCGCGCGACGATGGGGCCGTCCAATCTCTTCGAGCGTACGCTGGTACTTCTTGTTGGCGCCGCCAGCTCGTGCCGCACGGACCTTGAACTCACCGAAGTCAAGCCAGACGCCCTCGCGCTCAGTCTTGGCGTCGGTTCCGAACATGGATCGAATACTCATTTTGCTCCTCTCTTGATGCCCAGCGCGCGTGCGCTGGTCTTCTTCATCTTCCCCGCCTGGACCCGAGCCTTATTCGTTCGTTTCCGAGCTGCTAGCGCCTTCAGCGCCTTGCGTCGTCCTGGGGTGCTCATGTCGCCTCCCAAATAGCGCACGCTGTTGAGCCTTCTTGGCTTCAGTGTGCGTGTCGAACGTACCGATGGTGCCCCCGGTCGGAGACACCACTCGATACTTGTCAGCTACACGGATGATCATCCCGCCACTGTCGGCAGGTAGTCGAAGAACGACAGGAACAGCGTGTGGTTCAAGGCCGAGTTGACCTTGGCACCAGTCGACGCTTCGCTCGTGATCGGCAGAGTGATCGCCGCATCCTGCTCCACGTTGGGGCGTCCATCCCCGAGCGTGAGCAGAGGCAGGTCGATCGCGATACCGACATTGTCCTTCACCAGAGCGAGGGCCAACGTGATGTCACTGTTGTCTCGCACCGCCTGGATCGCGCTGACGTTGCCGAAGTAGGCAGTCAGCTCACCACTCACGGCGAACGTACCAGCAGTGACCTCGAAGGCACCGAGCGTTCCGACCGCCTTGTTGGCGGACACGTTGTTGTTGATGGCCAACGTGAGGTCTGTCACGAATGCGAACAGGGCGGTCGGAGACTCGTCCGAGCTGCTCGCGACAGCCATCTTGATCAGCGGCACGTCCGAGCTGGTGTTGTAGGCGTCAGCCTCCACCAGAGCGGGACGTGTACCGGCCTTGAGCGCCGCCGGCCCAGTGATCGTCTCGTTGTCTGCCCCCACGAAACTGAGGTCGACCGTGGCCTTATCAGCGGTGGGCACATTCAGCGTGAACTCACTCGGCACGGCGCCCGTGATGTACTCTGCCTGGATCTCTGAGGTCAGGACATCGTCGGGAGCACCCAGCGAGCGTTCGAGCTGGTAGGTGCGACGCACCTGGCTGGCCTGGTCATCCTCGTTCTTCAGTGGTCGACCGTAGAAGATCTGGACGGTCTCGCCGCCGGCCAGCGACTCAGTGACCATCGTCGACACACTCTTGTCGATCGTGAGGGTGGTCGCGCTGGTCGCGCGGCATCGCTTCCATCCATTGTTCGCGGCTGTGGCGAAGCCATCTCCTGCTACATCCGCACCGATGTAGAATGGCTCACCAGGCAGCAGAGGCAGCGTGGTGAAGTCGAACGCAGCATCGGACGTGATCGTGGGCAGTGTGCCAGTCACGACATTGAGGTCGTCTGCGGCAAACTGATGGCCAACGGTCGTCATCGTTGCCGTAGAGGCGGGCGATGCGTCCGTGGTCAGATTCTCAACAGTCGTGATCACGTTGTTCGTGATGCTGGACGCGGTCTTGAGCCCGTTGTTCGCAGCATCGTTGTTGCCTGCCAGGAACAGAAGGTCTCCGGCGAGCCAGGTCAGGCCGTTCCCGTAGGTAATGGTCACGGTCAGCGCATCATCCCCGGAGCCAGTGAGGGCTACGGTAGCGGCCCCCGCACCAGTGTCTGTGTGTGTGCGACCCTGCGTGAGCAGCGACACAGTGAGTACGACACCACCGGAGACGGTAGCAACGGTCCACGTCGAGAGAATCGTCGCGTTCACGTCCGTCACGGAGAACGTGTCGCCGACCGCGTAGCCAGTACCACCAACCACGACAGCAGCAGTCACACCCACTCGACTGTCGACCGTGATCTCGTCAGTGGTCGTGTCGATGTCGGTGATCAGGAAGTCCTCGTCGACACCCAGCAGGCCACTGCCCTGAGCACTCCGGTTCGCCCCCACGTCTTGACGACGACGGAAGTTGGCGAACATGAAGCCCTGGAGCATGTCCTGGAGGTTGGTCTGCGTGATGTCTGTGTTGATACCACCGCTGGCGTCGAGATCGGTCACGACACCCTTCTTGCGCTGGCGTCCAGAGTTGATCGGGTTACGGGCGACCGTGGTCACCTGTCCACCGAAGTCGTTGTAGGAGTTCGGCTCCATCGGATACCAGATCTCATTGCCGGAGACTGTCTTGTACGAGTCCTCCACGGCGTAGCGTAGGCCCGTCGAATTAGAGTCGATCTTGTTGATCTGGGTCATTTCGATCCTCGCTTATCGTATTTCGTCGTACTCAAAGTCGGCGAGCACGTTGGTTTGGAACCACTGGCCTTCCTGGCCAATCTCTTGTGATCGTACGTTATGGAAGATCACTCTTCCAGGCGAGGTCGTCACGCCCTCGAATGCATTCTTGGCGATAGTCGCCAGGTCATCAGACAGTGAGCCCCCCTTCCCGTAGAAGGTGAAGATCTGCACTGTGGCGACACCGTATCGCCGGTAGCGTCGCGCTCCCACATCGTTGCTGAGGGTGACCTTCTCCGCATCCTGATGCCGCACGGTGAGCCTGCACCAGGGCGTATCAGGGGTGTCGACATAGGCCACGTCCCAATACCTGATAGGATACTCATCAGAGGTGTCTGCCGCGAGCCAGGCCGTACGGAAGGCCGTTTGGATCTCATCCTTGGCTTGTTTGATTGCGGTCATCCCATCACCTCGAAGGCGTACAGGAGACGCTCAGTGCCTGGCTGGAGTAGTTCTGTGCGCATGATCTGCCAAGTCCTGTCCCCATCTACGATCTCGTGGAAGCCCTCCAGATCCTCGCCCCCATCGTTCGCCGCAGCGAACAGAACCACGGCATTGTCTGTACTCATGCCTTCTAGCACGCCTCGCAAGATCGACCAGCTCACGCCCCCGCGGGTGTGGTCGGTCGCGAACACACCGGCTCCTGTGACAGAGGCCAGCACTGGGCGCGTGTCGGTCCGCCACGGCATCTGGTCGTCCGAGCTGGGGCTGTTCCCGAGCTTGCGCACGGTCACGGATCGACCCGCACCGTCAATCAGCGTCTTTGTTGTGGTGCGGAGTGCAGCGTAGTCAACCACGGGCCAAGTCCCTCGATGTTGTGGAGATCAGGATCTCCTCCATCCACAGGTCAGCCACGGGATACTCCCTGACCGACTGGATGAAGTTTCCAGAGCTGGTCATCGGCTTGTTAGAATTGGCGTCGGAATACTGACGCTCAGTCTCGATCGGCCCCACCGCGTCCTTCGCGCTGACCAACTGCCCTGTTCCCGTGCTGACCGTCCCCGTCGCCGGGTCCACGGTCGGGAAGGGAGTATCAGGCAGCGGCGACAGAGTCGAGAGCTGAAGATCGAGCAGGGTGTACTCCGAATGTGCGTACAGTAGCGGATTCGGCAGCGGATCCAGCTCGAACTGGTCATCATCGAGCGCACTCAGACGAGGCCACTCACGGCCCTGCGCCTTCGAACGCTTGTAGCCACGGTAGCGGCGCCCGAACCGCTTGTCCATATAGTCGGTCGCGCGCACGGCGGACGCTTGAATCTCAGCGTCCGTGTACGGCACGGCCGCGATATCGAGCCCACGGTCAGTGAAGTATGCCTTGATGTCTGCGATGGCCTGGTAGCTATTAGCTGCCGCGACTCCAGTACCGTCCTCTACTGTGAACGCCATGATCGACTCCTAGACGATGAATGCGGCTGGTGCGGCCAGAACGACCTGTGTTGCTTCAGTCGAGACGAAATCGTCCCCACATGCCATGCGAATCCTGAGTCTCCACGTACCGACCTTAAAGAACTCAACATCACGGTAGTACCACGTCGCACTGTTGGCCAACTGGTTGTTCGTCTGCCCCAACACGAAGCGTACTGGCTTCGTGTTGGTTGAGATGTCCACGCTGCCCCAGGTGCTTGTGAATGGGTCGAAATACTGCCAAGTGATCACGGACGGGTCTGGACAGGGGGAGGATGGGAAGGGGGGCTGATCCCACCTGCCATCAAAGGACCGTGAAGCATCCCCAATTCGATAGATGGAGCTGTCTGGGTAGCCCTTGAGGACAGCCGTGTCCGAGAAATTGCATGCACAAGCCATCAGCGCACTGCCTGTGTATCGGCTCGGTTCTGGAACGTGCTGAAGTCGACCACTTGTCCGTCGATGTCCTCTCCCCGGTCTCGCTGATCCAGCACGACATTCTCCATCAACACCGTGACCCATGCCTCAGCATAGGCGAGCACTTCCTCACGAGTCGGCGTGGCATCCCTCTGGCGGCCAATTTCTTCGTCCCAGACATAGTAGAAATAGGCTGCCATCGTATTGACGAGCCTCTGGTGCCAGTCCCTACCTCCAGCAAGGATCTCACGCAAAGAGAACTTGGTCTTGCCAAACTCTCGGATGATCCACCAGTCGGTCCAGTCCTCTCGCGTCAGCTCTTGACGATCACGTACCTTCAGCATCCTAGTCCTCCGTGTAGATGATCGTGATCGAAATTTCTGTTGGAGACCCGTCTGTAGTTCCTTGCACATAGGTCACGAAGCTGTCTGCTGGGATCGTAGGATCAGAAAAGGCCGTGAGATCGTCGCCTGGCGTAGTGGCCGTGCTGGTCCGAGCAACGATAGTGTTGGTCGTGCCGTGCGCGGCCGTGTCGTGGTACAGCGTCCAGTCAATGTCGGTCCCGCCCGTGCGGACCGCACGAATCTCCTGCACTGTGATGGCCCGATCAGTGAAGAACACCGAGATGTCCTCCCCCGCGCCTGGACTCTGGATCGTGAGCGTACGGGTCGTCATTCCGAGCGCAGCCGCCACCATCAGATCCCAGTCAGCATGCGGGGGCTCGGCCGTCGTACTGACCGCCGTACAAACATACGACGATCCACCGTTTTCGACAGCCTGATTCTGAGTATATGTGCCTGCGCTCCACGGCCCCTGCCAAGTGATGTCGCCCGTCGGGCCGGCTGGACCCACTGGTCCCTGCGCTCCGGTCGACTCCAACTTAACGATCGTGAGCGCTGAGAAGCCAGCAGTTGTGTCGATCGACACGGTCTCTGCCTGAGCGCGCAAGCGCACCTTGTCGCCTGTGGAGCAGGCGAACGCGATCGAGCCGTGGGCAGTGCCCATCTCTTCGGTCAGGATACGCGCATAGGCCGACGATTCCGAGCCCGCAACGTCCACATATCCACCGCCCGTGTCCAGCTCCAAGCGGCATACAAAGCCCGCTCGTGTACCGCTGCCGAGCTGCCCACCAACCTTGTATAGGAACAGGTAGTTGCCGTCCGCGCCGATCGTGATCACGTCCGATGCGAGCGCGAACACGCCCCCCACATTCAACTTCGTGGTGTCCAGGTTGACCGTCGCTTCGGTCGTAGTGATGTTCTGGCCCGTATTGTCGTAGAACGAGCCCACGGAGATGTCTCCGCCCAGATTGGCTAGCGCCTGGTCGATCCCATAGAGGTGTGCGGTCAGATTATCGACGCTGTCCACCTCAGTGGGCGTTGTGGCAGGCGTGTAGTTGGTCGGGTTCCAATCCACGTCGAGCTTGTCCCCGTCGATCTCATCACCCGTAATGTGCGACGATGCGTGGGAGCTTGGTGTGCGCGCATCAGTCAGTCGAGTGTCATCGCCCTTGACCACTTCGCCGGCAGCAGCGTCACCAGCGGCCGGTACGTCGAGTGCAGCAGCAGTTCCGCTGTCGATCACGTCGGCGAGTGTGTGGGTGTGCCCAGCATTGGCCAGACCTGCCTCGGCCGGGGTCTGGTTGATGAATTCCCCAGATACAGTGTCGTACGCGAGCAGCTCATCATCGGCCGGTGTCGTGATTGTCACGTCCGTCAGATCATTGATCGCGGACGCACCACCGCCAACACCAGCGCCAAGTGTGACATTGTAGGTGGGGCCTGAGCTGACGGTCACACCATATGATGTGCCTCCGAATGTCAGGCTGTAGGAGACTGTTCCGACAGAGATGGAAGGCATATCACGCCTCCCTGATCGTGACCTGGGCCTCTACGACGAGCTGGCCTCGGCCGATGGTCGCCGGGGCACCAGAGATCACTATCTGCAAGTCCTGTTCGTACGTTCCAGGCAGGACCGGCCCAGAGGCGAGGTCGAGCGTGAATGTGATGGTGTCGGTCGTGCCGCCCCCACTATCGCTCTTAGTGAAGTCTACGGGGTCGAGCGAAAGAACAGCAGCGATATCGAGGTCAGTGGTGGCTGACTTCGCGGTGTAGAAGAAGTTCCAGGCAGTGATGTCCTGCGGAGTCACACCATCGACCTGGGTGAAGGTCATGGTGATGGTGCGGTCGTCCCCCTCGGTGATGATCTCATTGAACGGGAAGTGGATGTTCTCGGCCATGTCGACCTCAAAGGTTGGGGCCGGTGAAGGCCCCAACCCTCACTAGGCGATGCTCTCGGTCTTGCCACGGTCATGGAGGACGATCACATCTGTGTCGGTCGTCATCACACCACCAGTGGGCAGGCCCAGAAGCTGCACCGTGTCGAAGTATCCATCAGGGATCGCGATACCAGCGGCCTGGATCGCAGTCTCTGCATCCACGATTGTGTCAGCGGAGGTTCCACCATCGTCAGCGTTGACAATGGCACCGATGACACGGTTGACGAGCTGCTTGTTCGGCTGATGCGAATTCGCGATCGTCACCAGATAGAGTGCTGCGGCCAATGTGGCCCTCCTTGGTTCAGGTTACGACTTCGCAGTCGGCCCCTTGATGCCGCCCGTTGTGGAGCGACGCTGTCCCCCGACCGACACCCTGGTCGGCTGGAGATTCTTCATTGATGGACCCTGTCGGTCCATCGCTCCCTGTGAGACCAACTTACTGGCCTTGTCTTGTAGCTTCACGTTCGCCTCCACTGAACCTCGCGTCCGCCATCTCCTTGGTGACCATGCCACCAGTGATCTTGGCGAGCGCGTCGACTCGCGGAGAGCCGTCGGCCTTCCATTGCGAGTCATCGTCTGGGTCGAGCTGGGTCAGCGCCTGCCCAAGCGGGTCTTCCCCGATGGACCCACGAAGCCCGGCGTCGCTGTGTCCGTCCCCGAAGGAAATACTCCCCTCGGACCCGGACGTGCTGCTAGTTGCTCCGTCGCTGGCGTCTGTGGGTGCTTCGCCACTGCCGTGTTCTTCCGACTGAACGTCAGCAGTGCCCGGAACTTCCGACCCACTCCATTCGGCGTCAGCCGCCTCATCGTGACTTGGGCCATACGGCACCACCTTCCAGCATCGAGAATAGTAGAGGAAGGCACCATCGTCGATGATGCCTACCCCATTCACGAACTCCGTTCCGTTCAGACGAACGGTCTGCCCCTCTCTGGGGCCAGTGAGCTGAACACGCACGTCAAACCTCCACGAGGACCTCGGGGGTCACTTCTGTGTCCGCTACGAGAGCGAGCACGAGAGCAGCACCAGCGATGCCTCCCTCTGTATGGGCACCAGTGAAGAGGGCCGAGAGGTCCATCTTCGTGTTCCCACTCGGAGGAGTGACCGTCACGAGGAAGGTCGCGTCGCCAATCCCGTCCGCGATGGACGAGAGTGTCAGGTTCGGTGCCGCATACGATGCGTTCGCGATGTCGGCCGTCGCGTTGAGTGCGGTCACGAGGAGCGCAGCCGTCGCATCGAGGTCAGTCACGCCGATGACGCTCACAGTCACAGGATCGACAGTCTGAGCGGCTCCACCTTCGATGGTGATCGACCAGACATAGCCCGTCATCGCGGTCGGGTCGTCGAGAGTTCCCCCTGCGAGTGTTGTCGCCGTAGCGTCGGCCCACGAGGAATCACCGTTGAAATGGGAGGCAGCGAACGTCCTCGCGTCTGCGGCGTTGTTCGCCGAGACCACGAGGTTCTTCGCCTTCCAGTTCTTCGCGGTGTTGTTCTGAAGCAGAATGATAGCCATTTGGATCTCCTTTTGAAGAGTGGGGGCCAAAGCCCCCCCTCAGTCGATTACGCGGGGATGATCCCGGTGGCTGTGGCGAGGGCGAGATCGGAGAAGAGCGCGAGCCCGGCGTACCACTTGACACGCCAGATGTGCTCGTCCTTCGTCTCGGACTCACCAACGTCGACCACCTGAACGCCGGACGCCTTCGCGGCCGTCAGACCAGAGAGACCATTGCTGCGCGAACCATCGTCGAGAGTACCGGCGAAGATCTGCGAGGCGATGGACGAGCTGCCCTGTGTCTGGGTGATCGGGATGTAATCGTTGCGGAAGATGGGTACGCCGCTGTAGGCAGGCACATCTGTACCGCTCGGCAGCGTAACGACCTCCATGATGGCCGCTCCACCCAGGCCACGCAGCAAGCTGCGGTAGGCGCGGAGTTCGCGGTCGTTCATCTGGAAGTAGTCGACCTGACCATCCTTGGCCGTTACGAGCGACATGAGCTGGTCCAGCTTCTCGAAGCTAATCACGTCTCCGTTCGCAGCGGTCGCTGCGACCGTCTGGCTGGCAGAAACGAGATTGATCAGCCCGTCGAACTGGTCTGCCGCGCCCGTGCCGTTGACCAACATGTGCTGATACAGACGGCCGCAGCTCTTCGCCTTGGAAGCGATCTGGATCGCGGCCTGGTTGTTGCCTGCGCCTGAACGAGTGTTCTCGATCAGGCCATTGACCTCAGCGTCACCGAGGATGCTGGTCAGACCACTGAACACGCTGGTGAACGTCGCAGCGTTCTTACCTTCGCCAGATCCGCCCGTCAGGGGGTTGGCGTCGTCCGTGCCGATCGTGTCGCCGACTGCGGCCACACCAACGCCACCAAGGACGTTCTCACGGTTGTACTGAAGGGCATTGCCATCAATGCCGTCGAACTTCAAGACATCGAAGAACCGATTCACGGTCACGATGTTTTCGATCACGCCAGACACAAGCTGATCCTGCGATAGCTTGGCGGACTCGATGAGTGTCACGGAAGCCATTAGGCATACCTCCGAATTGGGTCTACACGAACTGGTCAGCATCACGCTGGTGCTGGCTCTCGTGCATCCCGCTCGGAGGGCCTATGTAGTCGAGAAGATAGGGGCTTGCGCCCCCATCCGCTACCTTTTGTCGAGTCCAGCCATGATCTTGTCGACCGAAGACAGTTCCGGCGCCTGCTGGTGAAGGTCGCTCGGACCAGGCCCCTTGCCACCGCCGGGCTTCTTCTCGCTCTTGAACAGGGGACCGAACTTCTCGTTCCCCTTCATCTCCGCAACCAGCTCGGGAATGCTCATTGGCTTGCCCGTAGCGGTGCTGTAGCGAGGATCGCCGTCTGCGCCCAGGATGCGCACATCGAACCCACCGTTCTCCTCAACCACGCCGACCAGGGTCGACAGCATGGGGAGGATAAGGTCTGGATCGACCGCTCCGGCGTCGCTCAAAGCCTTCACAGCCTCGGACGTTACCAGGTGCTTGTAGAGCTGCCCGCGCAGCGCCTCATTGACCTTGTCCTTGCCCGCGAGGTCGAGCGCATGCTTCTGCCCCATCTCCTCACGGATCTGGGCCACCTGCTGCTCCACGGCTGTGTTCTTGTTCTTGCCGGCATCGTTGATCTTCTGCGTGATGTTGGCCGCGATCTCCTCCACGGTCGAACCGTAGTCAGAGAGCGCACTCAGGTCGACCTTGTTGGCCCTGTTGTTGCGCGCCTCGGCACGAGATGCGACGAGGGCGCCATTCAGGCCCTTGATCGCATTCACTGCCGCCATCACGCCGGGATCGTCCGACCGCAGAGCGATCGTCCCATCGGGTCCTTGAACATATAGCCCCTGGAAGTCCTTGGGCACCGCGTCCATGCTGGACGGGAGCTTACTGAAATCGAAATCCACTGGAATCACTCCTTCACGATCGTGAACTTACCGCTAGCATGCCTCACAGCACGCCTCACGGCCTCCTCATCTGCCGCCGGCAGCTCCTGCTTATTCAGGGCCTTCAGCTTCTTTTGTGCCCAACTGTCCTGGGCCATCAGATCTCCTCCAACTCAATCGCGCTCCTTTGCGGCCTTCTTCTCAGCGTCGAGCTTGTCCTGACGCTTTTGTGCAGCCTTCTCCTCGGCGAGCCGCTTCTTCTCAGCGGCGAGCCGCTTCTCAGCCTTCTCCGTTCGAGCCTCTTCCTTGGCCTTCGCGCGCTTCTGCGCATCCTCTCGCTTGGCCTTTGTCTCGGCGGCCTTCTTCTCCCGCGCATCCCTGGCCTTGCGCTCCTGCTCAGCCTTGCGTTCAGCAGCGGCCTCGCGCGCCTCCTTCTTCTGTGCGGCCTGCTCTTCACGTAACCGCTTTGCGTCGGCCTCATGCTTCTCCGCTGCTGCACGAGCATCGGCCTCACGCTTGCGTGCAGTAGCTGCGCGCTGCTCCGCACGCTTCGCCTTCGCATCCACATCACGGGCCGTTGTGATCTCACGATCTGCCGCGCTCAACTTGCTCGCAGGAGGTGTCTTCTCCTTGAGTTGGGCCACAGTCAGCTCATTGCCGCTCCGGTCGACGAACTGGTCCATCTCCAAGCCCTCACGAAACTTCTTCGCCTTAGCTGTCCCAAGAACCTCGTTCTGGAACGCCTTGTCCTGTCGACGCAGCCACTCATCGTATGTGGTCTCTCCAGGCACATGCCCTACGTGCTTCTTCGCCCAGTCACGTCGGACATCACGGATCGCCTTGTTACGCTCCTCCCGACTCATCCCCTTCCAGTCGTCGCCCGCCTTGGCCCGCGCGTCCTTACGGAAATCGTGCTCCCTTTGCCGACCAGTCCGTGTATCTCGCACAGTGGGGCGCTCGGGGAGACCATCAGCCACTGCGTCCGAATCAAGCACAGCAATCATGAGAGAGCGGCAGCGAAGGTGAGCAGGTGGACGAACAGGACTACCCTGAATCGCTGGCGAGGGGACACTCGTGCGACTGCTACCATCGGGGAGGGCAAAGTGTCCATCTCGGGCTCGGCAGATCGCAGAAGTGCGCCCATCCAACGTGGACACCCAGCGCAGAGCCAGAATGACATCATCGTTCTCCTTGAAGAACTCTTCACGCGCAGCGTTACTGATATGGTTGACGCCCGTTCGTGCGATTGCCTCTGCGTTCTGCTGCGTCAGCTCTGCTGCGTGCTGCACACGCCTCGTGATCTGCGGAATAGTTTCACCGTTCTGCACACCGGCCTGTAGCGCCGACGTGATGCGGCCCCTATCGACCTGCTCCAGATCCGTCATCCACTCATCGAGCGTGCGAACTTGATCGGCGCTACCGAATGGGCTGTCTTGGGCGAGCGAGCGTAGTGTTGCGGGACTTGTCGTTGCGAAGTTGATCTCTACCGGCACAGACCTTTGCAGGCCGAGCTTGGCGATGTCCTGCTCCAGAACAGCCAAGTCCTGCATCGTATCGCCGATCTCACCACCAACCGATCGGATCACGGCGCTGCGTGTGCGCGCGATCTCCTTGCGCATCGCCTGCCAACGTGCTGTAGTGAAATCCGTCGACAGGCCCTCAGCGCGCTTCATGATGAGCGCGACCAGCTCCTTGTCACTCTTCTCTAGCATGCGAAGGATCTTGTTCGCTTCCCCCTTGGACAGGCGTTGCAGGTTCACCTGATGACGAACCGCCGCGTCGAAGATCGCTTCGTTACTCGTTGTCATTGTCGAGCGGCTCGTTGCCCATGTGCAGCGCCTCCTCTTCGAGTTCGAGCTGGTCTTCGTCCGGATCGAACTCATCACCCAGGATGCCCTGCGACTTGAGCGCGCTCAGGACCGCACGGCGTGAGACATCACGCAGCTTGCGCACTTCGAGCAGTACGGTCAGGCCAGCAGCGTCTGCGGCGCCTGGCGTGAAGTCGGTCGAGATATCGACCGTTCCGCCATCAGGCAGCCCCAACCACTTCGCAGTGATGCGCAGTGCGCTCTGCATCGCATCCATGAATCGCATCGTGACATCTTGCAGGGAGGATGTGGCCTCGGCGCTGTCCAGAGTGCGAGCAGTGGCGGTCTCTCGCCCTGGGCGCTTCTTCAGGAACTCGCTGCCATAGTCGGCCATCTGTCCTTCGAGGTCTTTGAGGTCTAGGCGCCCCGCTTCGATCGACACACCAGTGTGCTCCAGATAGTCGAATGTTGCGTTGGGATCAGGCGCGTACAACCACTTCTTGGGGCCGATCGTGAGCTTGTGGTGATCATCAATGCCGCCCGTCACAGTGAGGATAGGGAAGCGTGCGACAGTCAGGCATGCACGCTGGTCGGAGGTCGACTGCCAATGGGCGATGTTGAGGTCGACCACGTCCTCCAGCGGAGGCGTACCCTCCATGAGGCCAGCACGATCAGCGTAGAAGGTTACGAGGGGGATGCGGTCGATATCGACAACGAAAGCGTCACTCACCGACCACTCCTTCTCATTCATGCGCCAGAGCGTGACGTTCACTCGTCCGTCAAAGAGTTCGAGCTGGCGGATCTGCTTCACCTGCATCATTGCGAAGCCATCACGCACACTCACCAGCTCGACCATGCGCACCTCGGTCAGCACCTCCTCACCATTCACCACCGTGGAATCGGCGAAGAAGAGCTGCTCCGGCTTGATCAGCACCCAGTATGGGCGCATGTTCTCTTCACGATCGTCCGCCAAGGTACGATCCTCCACGCCGCTGCGTGGCATCTCGATCATGACATGGGCCAGCCCTTTCGCCAGTCCCTCCCGCATCCAGTTGCGGGCAAACACCTGCACGCCGTTGCCGATCAGGTCGATATCGTCCTCCAACACGCGGATCGGGTCTGGCGCGTTCAAGATCACGGGCGAGCTGAATGGGCGCCCAACCCAGCTATCGAGCGTGAGCTTGCTGAGATTCAGCAATGTCGCGACCTCCTTGCGCTCCCCGTACGCCTCGTCGCTCTCGTTCTCATGCTGCGGCAGATAGTCACGGCCCGCTTCACGCAGCGCCTCAGTTCCATTCAGCACGGTCTGAATCTTCAGCCAGCGCGCGACCATGCGATCGTAAGCGTCAGAGGACGTTGCTGGGCTCTTGGGATCCTTCATCAGAAATCTCCAGAATAGATGCGTCGATCAGGCCGCCTCACGCGGTAGCGAGTCTCATCACCGATATGGTCTTCGGCGCGTGTGTCTACGTCGTCGGGATCCTTGTCGGATCGAGGCAGAACGGGCACCGTACGGCGGAACTGCTCACACCGCTCCAAGACGAAAAGGCCAGGCTCCTCTCTGTCAGTAGCCGCATTTCGCAGCAGGGTGCGAATCTGATCCCAACCCTGCTTACGGGAGCCTGGCCCCTTGTCCGCTGGCTCCCAACGAAGACCTTCGCGGAGCATCTCACCGCTGACTGACTTGCCGGGCTCATAGGCGTCAAAGATGGACCCATCAGCCACACCCACTTGGACTCGGCCAGAGATGCCCCACGTTCGTTCTCTGGACACAATACCGCGAGCGATGTCTTGTGACAACATTCGCTTGCCCTCGTTGGGCTTGCCTGTCCAGCCATACCACTCCGCGACCCTGTACAGATCGCCCGGAACCTTGCCGTACATGCGCCCATTGCGCTCGAACGGCTCACCATTGCTCTCAGCCCACCAACCTACCGAGAATGGGCGACTCTGTCCATGATCGTAGCTCCGGTCGACCCGCCACTGCTTGGGGATCGCTGTGAGCGGGAAGTCCGGCACCACATGGATGTCGGAGCGCCACACATCATCAAACATGCCACCAGCGATGATGTCCCAGTCGCCGAACACCCAGGCCCGCAACTCCGCCTCGTTCCTGGCGCTGGAGCGGAGCTTGTCGATATAGGTCGGATCGGCATGGAGGAGGACACGATTCTCATGCAGCTCGCTCTTGATCGAGATGCGCTCGGTGCCCTCCTCGATCAGCTTGCCCACGAGACCCCCCGTGCCGCTCAGCTCGTACCGCATCTTTACCCAGTTGTGGCCCACGCCGTACGGATTCGCTGTCGCACGCACCTTCATGGGGATGTTCTGCGCGGTCGAACGCATCGTAGACATCATGGACTTGAGGCACTGATCATCAGGCCACGTACACAGCTCCTCCCAGCCGATGAAGGTGTAGGCATGACCGTGGAATCGCCAATAGTCGGCAGGCTCGGCGAAGTGACGGAAGAAGAGCTTCTCGCCAGCCGGGAAGGTCCAGTAGTGCTCACTGCGATTGTACTTCGCCGCTGGACATAGCTGTGTGAACCACTTCAGGCTCTTGTCGATCAGATCTTGGAGTTCTGGGTATGATCGCCGAAAGATCACACCACGCAACTCTTGCCCCCATCCTTGGTTCACGTCCTGATAGAAGTCCATCAGCATGAGGTCGGTTTTCCCACCTCCTCGCGGGCCTTGGTTCAGGACTTCGAAGATCGGGCAGCTCAGATACGCCTCCTGGCTTCCTGGCTGTGGAGCCCAGGTCATCGCAATGTCATCGACGAACGGCTCAAGGCCGTTGTCCGTGATGCGCCACTCGATCGCTGCGTTGTTCACAGCCCTCCTAGCGGCCTGTCGTCGTTGATCACACTGCCTAGATCTCTCGCGATGATCTCGTCATACAACTTCTCTGTCACGACCGCATGCTCGTCTGGATCGAGCTGGTGATGATACTTCTCGTTTAGGTACTCGGCACAGGCAGCAGCGGCAAGGGCGGTGTATGAACGCTCTTTGTGTGACCGCTCGACCTCATTCGCCGCTCCTTGGCCGTTCTTCGCTGTGACCGTCACCCTGAAGTACGTCCTGTGCGGGCTCCGCAATAACCTCAGCTTCACTGACATTCGCCATCCACTCCTCTTTGGTCTGCTTCATTGGCACAGCCAACGTGCCTGGGGGCAGGTGATGTTGGATCTCGAACTTTTCCTTGAATTCGGGAATGTGGCGCTTCGCAAGCATTTCCAGTAGCCGGCTATCGAACTTGCGCATCGTGCCAGCGAACTCGCCCTGCTGATATACCTCTTCTTCCCATCCGAACACGGCACGTCGATAGATCTCGACTTCGATCCCTTCCTTGAAGTCGTCCATCGCCTCTTGGTATGCCAACTGGAATGCGGAATCCTTCGCTAGGTGATGGCGCACAGTGCTTGGGGAGACGCCGCATTCCCTGGCAGACATTTGGAGTTGGCCGGTGCAGCGAATGTTCAGGAGGAAGCGTCCTTTCCGCTCAGTATTGAAAAGGAGGAGACTGCGCTCAGATGTGTTGCCATCTCGGCTCGTCGGCATACTCGACACTGGATGATCACCTGCTGGTTGCTGAGGAAGCGTCTGGGATCCGGCCCATTGCAGCGCATTTCAGCAAGCTGCCCACAGCACTCGAATCGGTACAGGCGGTTCCATCCACCAGCGCGCTTCACAGGGGTCATCCAAAGCCGAATAGCGCCGACTCGGGTCGCTGCCTGAACCGTGTGTGGGCAAGTCCCACACACGACAATGTAGAGAGGGGGTTCTGACCTCACCAGGGCAGTGCTATTGCCGCACTTCGTACAGTAAGGCAGCACCTTGGTCATTCGATACCGGATCTCGGCCTTGGCGGGCATTTTAGGCTCCTTGCTACTACACTCTCCAGTTCTGGCCGAGGAGTGTAGTAGGTCTGTAACGCCACTTAAGTGTATATACAGTATAGGGTTAATTGCATTGTACTACAACTACACTCTTTTCGGTCAAGTTGCGCAAGAACCGTGGAACCAGGAACACACAGCTACTACACTCTTTTACCCTTAATTAGAGAAAAGGGTGTAGTATGTAGTAGGTTGCGTGGATGTCGTTGCAGGAGGGTCACTTAAGGTGCGCGACTGGGCTACTACACTCTTGGTGAGGGGCATGGAGAGTGTAGTAGGTGGCGGGTCCACCAATTCCCTTGAGCCCGTGTGCGCGCGCCTTGAGGGCATGGACATGTTGAACCGGTGCCGTCCACACGCACGTGCATCCGCCCTGTGTCATTGGATGCGCACACAGCATGCATGGACCATGGACGGGGAGGGGGTACGCAGGGACTGTCCGAGATTCTGTGTAACTGACCGTGCGATCATAGCGGGATTCGACCTTCGAAGACCGCCGCTAAGTGGTTGAGCGCGCCCAGTCTTTCACCGGTCTGCTCCAGCGTTGGGAGGCCCGCGTCATCTGGATGGAACTGGACGAGCGAGAGTTGGCCGAACAACTCGGCCTGCTTCGCGACGACCTGTCCATCGACCTTGATGCGCTTGTTTCCTCCACGATCGACCGCTGCTTCGAGTTGAAA